GTTATTATTGGTTGATTAATAAATAGAATAGATGTTTCATAATTAGCACCACAATCTACAATAGATTTATATACATCAAAAGTATACAAGTCTACGTTAGGAACACCACCTTCTTTTACACCGTCAAGAATAAGAGCAGTAGTTTCAGAAGAATAAGGGGTAATCAAACGATTATCTATATTAAGATTATCATAACTCCAACCTAATTGATTATGGTCTACTGTTACTTCTTTACCTTTTCTAGTTACATCTCTAAAACGTTTTCTTAGTTTACTTTGTGCGTCTTTTGCTTCTTTCTCTGTGCTATATGTATAAGTAAACCTAAAACCACCGTGTGCACCGTCAACAATAGTTTTAGCTTTGTTACTAATAGAGGCGAAGTTGTCACGATTAACAGAAATAGCTTTAAGACGCGCACCGGACATATTAGCATCACGATACCAATTTTGAGCAATTACTGAATTAATATTACGATAAGTCTCTGATAAACCTTCAAAGATATTAGCCTTTGCAGCTTTAATATCTTCAAAGTTACTAGAAGATAAGTTCTCACCAATAGATACTGGTAGATTCATTATATTAATAAATGTATCTACTATCTTATTGTTACGAGCATCACGAGTATTCTGTTGAGCTACTGTTAATTGACTAAATTCTTCAAGAGACATAGCTCCTACTATTTCAGCTCTTGCTTGAATAGTTTGTTCTAATCTAGCTCTACGAGTTTCATTAGCATAATCAATAGCTAATTGTTCAGCGTTATCTTTTACATTTTGATAAAATTCTCTTTGTTCATTAATAACAGATTGAATATTACGATACTGTTGTGCAAACTTAGCAACATATTCATCATTAGCATATTCACTTTCATAAAAGTCCATCTTACTTACAATAGCATCTACTCTTTCACCAAACTTTAATTCTTTTGATTTAAAAGTAATAGTAAGATTATCTTTTACTTCTCTTGGAAGTACTACCCATGTTTCGTCTGTTTCAGCTATTAAATCTCTAACTTGGTCAGTTAAGAATTTATCATATTCTTCATTAGCTTTACGAACAGTTTCTCTCGCAGCTTTACGAGCTTCTTTAAATTCTTCTTTAGTAAATTCAGAACTAGTAGCTTTACGAGTTTCTTTATCTATTAAAGAATTTATATAACCAATATATCTGCGATAAGTACTTACTTCATCTTCTCCATCTATATATTCGACCTTATGAGGTTTACCATTTCTATCGAAATAAGCAGCATGATAAATACCATAGATACTATCAATATCAAAGTCAGCACCAGTCTGTAATACCCATTCATCAGGAACAACAATAGTAGAACCTTGAGATTCATCTAATAAACCTACAACTTTCATTACTGCTACTGATTGTTTGCCTTCTGTTGGAATACGATAACCAATCATAGTATCTAGTCCAGCAGATTGTAAATCTTCAAGAGTAACTTCTTTAATTAGATTACCTTCTGCATCATAAGTATTATAAGCCTTTACCATCCATTTAGGTAACAGTATCTCTACTATCTGACTACCGTCTTTATGATACGTTAGTTTACGACCAAGAGAATAACCGTGTTTCTCTTCTACTCTAGATTGCATAAAATCTCTTAAATCACTACGACCTGATAGTTCGGTCATACCAATATCTGAAACTTGACTAGCATGAAATCCTGGAAGTACTTGTCGAGTAACACGATTAGTAAATATACTATTTACAATATTTTCTATCTTGCTACGAACTAGATTAGTCCAAGCAGGCATATAAGGCAATCCAGTTTCAGGATTTATTTCAGCATACTTACGATAATTACTGTCTAATCCTCTACGAGTTAACTCATCCTTAATAAGAGATATAAACTGATTATTATCTATCTTAGCTTGATTACCTTCATATACTACATTACCTTTAGCATCAATCTCTACACCAATACGAGAAGCAGCATCTTTAAAACTATCTTGAATATTAGCAGTAAAGTTATCAAAGAAATCTTTAATAAGAGATTGACCTTCGGGAGTATTACCAATATTATCTATTAGTTTCTTAACAATTTGTAATCCTGCCTTATTCTCACCATCCATGTGTTGAGGAATATCTTGCTGAGTATAAAGATTAGAATACCAACCAGTTTTATACTTAGTTTGAATATCCAAGTTAAACTGTTTCAACCTTTCTTTAGAGGGGAATTTCCCATGAGAATCCCAAAATTCTAATACTCTATTAGTAGTAGCTTTTTCAGTAGTAGTAAAGTTAACTTGACCGATATTATTATCAGTCATATATTTAGCCAAAGCACCAAGTTCACTATTACCTAAGAATCTAGGTATTAGTACAAACTCTGCATTTTTAATCTGAATAGGATTAGCTAACTTAGCATCATTATCTATTTCTAAGTCATAATAGAAGTTCTTTTGAACTTGTATCTTCTTAGATAATTCTCCTAACTTAACATTGTCAATAGGTTTACTTTCGTCATAAAGAGCTTCAATTAAATCTTTATAACTATCATACTCTCCACGTAGATACATTCTACGAACAAATTCATCAAGAGTAATAAACGATTGAGCATCTGTTACTTCTGACTTATCTTTAGAGAACTGTTTAAGTATAAAAGCTCTAGTTTCTTTAGATACATTAGCTATATCTAATTGCTTCTTTAAATCATCGAGAACTTTACCGCTACTTTGAACATCTTCAAGAGTAATATATTTAAAACTACTATCTACACTAATAGTCTTATTAGGAGAAACTACTATATCTCCCAAATGCTTCTGTACGTTGTATAAGTCATAACCTGCATAAGCTAATCCTCCGGCTTGATATTCTTTATTACGTTTAATTGTATCACGAGAATCTTTATAATATGCTTCATCTCCAAAGAACATATCATTAAGATTGTTATATTGAATCTCATAGTTAAGAACCATTTCAGCAATGAAGGAATTAAATGATTCTTGACTAGCATTCTTATACTTATCTACAAACTCTTTATCAGAACTATATTTAGCAATAGCTTCTTGTATTCTATAATTAATATAGTTATCTATATAATTATATACAGAATTACGAAGTCCACCAGTAAGTCTAATATTATACTCTCCATTCTCATCTTGTATTAGCGATATTTCACTATTCTTTCCCCCGTAAAGGAGTGAGAATACATCACCTTCTTCAAACAACCAATTCATATCTACTCTTTTGGCTGTCTCACTATTATATCTACTAAGATTCTTAACTTTATCAATAAGTAAACTTCTAAACTTAAATACATTACCAGTAGGATTGCCATTGCTATCAAGAATACTTTTACGATAATGATAATTAAGTCTAGCTTCTGATTTACGTAAATCTTTAAACTCTTCTTTTATCTTAGGTTTACCATTTTCATCAGATACAATAGTTATTACTCCGTTTTCAACAGTAGTCTCGAATAAGAAGTTGATAGCTTGTGCCATTTCTGCTAGTTCTTTAGCATAGATATTAGCATAAGCCACATATATCGGATGTCCATGATTAATAGAACCATTAGCATTAAATAGTCCAGCATAATCTAGTTTATAACTATTAAATACAAAAGTTTTAGGAGCATCGGAAGGTGTTTGAGTAAAGAACTTAGATTTCTTAACTCCATTAGTCATCTCATAATTATCTCCGTTATTAGCGTATTCATTCAGAGTAATAATATCCCATTCAAGAGCATTAATATCTTTATAAGACTTAGCTTTACCTGTTACTCCATTACTAACACCGTTGAATAACTGTGCTCCAAACTCACGATAATATTCAGTTAGTTCATAACCACTATCTGTAAGACGAAGTAAACCTGGAATTACTTTACCATTAGATAAAGTTTTCTCAATAAGTATATTACTATACTGGTATTGAGGAATATTAGTGAACTTAACTAGATAGTCGCGAAGTTCAACATTAACAGTAGGATTATCATTATAACGATTATCGTTAATTCTTTCAAAGAACTTACTGATATAATTATTCTTTAGAATATCACTAACAAGATTATTCTCTGCATTAATACTATTAAATTCAGAATTTACTATTTGATAATCTTTAAATCTATCAGAGATACGATTAGCTATATTATTAGCATAACCACCTTTATACTGTAATTGAGACTTATCAAAAGGGGTTACTACATACTCTTCATTTTCTTTAGTTTTAGCATACTCTCCTGCATAATAAATACGTTGTGCTTCATTATCTATTTTTAATAGATTACTAGCTTTACCAACTACTTTATTAAATTCTAACAAATCATTGATAAGAGTAGAGAGATTAGAAAGTTGGTTATCACCGAAGTTACGAACGTAGTTAACAATACCCTGCCTATTGATGCCGAAGTTATATTTATTAAAGATTGCAGAAACTTGTTCTGTAATTTCTTGTATTTCATTAGTGTTGGAATTGTTTAATGTGGATAATCGGTTTTTAAGTTCTTCTAATACAGCAATATCTCCTGTCATAACAGAAGGATTATGAATAAGAGAATCAAAACTATTGAGTATCTTATTTTGTAGATTAAGTTTAGGAAAAGTATTACGATTCTTAGTAACTACACTAGAACCATCTTGAGTACTTACTACTTCATTACGTTCCCAAATAGACTGTTTTAGTTGAGTATATATCTTGTTTCTTATCTGAATATTAGCTTCATCTTCTAATAGACGAGCTGCATATTCTAAATGAGATACTTCTTCAAATCTTTCAGCAATAGTATGAAAACTCTCTACCATAGCTTCAACGCTAGAGAAGTTACCATAGTTATTTAATGCTTTAAAAGAACTAGAGAATCCAGCACTTTCAGCTATACCTGAATAAGTATCGCTAGCTGTATCAGGTTTTTCATTAATAAAAGAATTGCTATTAGTTTTAGGTAAACGAGCAAACCATTCTTTTACTTCTTTACTAACATTCTTATCAATGTCTTTACGTTGGTCGGCTAGTTCAGACCAATCAGCACGTAAAGAAGCAATAGTTTCAGGATCTTCTTGACGACCGTCTTGTTCACTTCCTTCTTTAGCATCGTCATTAGTTTCATAATCCTCGTTAGTATCTATACCAAACTCTTTGCTAAGACTAATAACTTCAGGTGAATTAATAACAATATCAAATAACTCATTACGGTTATAATTACCACCATCGTAAAGATTACGAATAATAGTACCGATATAAGTTTTTTGTTCTTGCGTAAGTTTCTTATCATTCTCTTTAAGATGTCGATTAAGATAAGTAATCATAGTTAACTTTACAGCAGCTTGAGGACTTAACTCATTACCAGCTTTATCCTTTAGGACTTCTTTCTCACCTTTACGCTTTCTATTAGCAAGAGCTTTACGAATACTTCCTTGACTCTTTAGATAAATAGTACTAAGGATATTAATAGCATGGTCTTCCTTTGCTATATCATTACCAAATACACCAGTTCGTGAAGTACGAACGTTCTGAACATAATCTTGAGTATTAATTGTCTCTCTGTTATTATATGCTATAATAGCATTAACAGTGTTTGCATCAATACTCTCTTCATTGAAATCTCTACCAGTCTTTTCTTGATACCATTCACGAAAACTAATATCTTCGATAGTAGCAAGATATTCGGTAGACTTTCTAACATCATTATTAGTAAGCTCTAATAGCTTATCTAATTTAGGATTACTAGGAGTACAACTCATATACTTTATATTATTAATTAAATAATTACTAACAGTATCAAAGATAGCATTATTATCAACACTATCAAATATATTTATCGAATAGTCTGAAACTACACGTTCCGAAGGCTGCCGAATGCCCGTAGACCGCAAAATCCTGCCGAAATTCGCATTTTATATAGCGTCTCGATAGTAAGATAGGGAAAACAGAAAAGTCCCGTAGGCGGCTTTAGAATGGCTCATTCTTAGGCTTTCTACGGGACTTTCGTCTCTAGGCTTATCTTAGTTAGCTACATACAAAACTAAGCTCACCAGTGTCAAATAAGTGGCTTACAATCGCCTTTTGACGACTACTTAAACCTTCCACTAAGCTATCGAAGTTATCGACTTGTCGATAGTTATCACTTATAGCACTATCTAAATCTAGGTCTATATCAGGAATATCAAAAGCATCATCAGTAGGAACGCCTGTATCTTCTTCTGCCCTGTCGAATACATCATCGTGAACAGTACTTGTAGTACTAGCTGTATCAGATGTTTCTAATCCAATAGTAGATAACCGATTGCGAACTTCACCAAGTAACGTATTATCTATATTACCAACTTTACCTATAATCTCTACTAAAGCATCAATAATCTTAGTAAATAGATTATTAGATTCAGTTTTAGTATTAGAATTATATTTAATCCTAGCAAGTAATCTAGCAAATGTACGATTAGTAATAGCTTCAACTACAAATTCCTCAATAGCTACGCTTCTAGGTTTATCACTATTTAAGAATCTTCCGTATTCTTCTACTAAAGCAGAATTCTGATTAATAAAACTACTAAACTTATCATATAGGTCACCAAATGATTGCTCTATATTAGCACGTTCATCATTAAGTAGATAATGAACACCTTCATGTATAAGAGTAAGTACTCTACGTTCAGGTTCAAGAGTATCGAATCTATTAGTAAGAGTAATAGTATTACCACCGGCAACTATTCCTGCAAATCTGCCTTTTTCACCTACTATTTCAATATCAGGATTAAGAGCAATGCCAGCAGATTCTAATGCCGAAATAATAGATAATAGATTAGGATTAGTAGTATTAGCTTGTGCAACTTCCATAAGAGTACCTACTTGAGGAGTGCTATCTTGACTAGCAAGTGGGTCAGGCGTAGCAACAGGAGATACAACTTGCTGCTCCTCTATGGGGGAAATAGCGGCGTTAGCCGCGTTAGTACGACCAGCACTACGACTAGGATTCATAAGAGTAATATTACGATTATATACATCTCCTACATAATTAAAGTTACTAATGATATTACCTTTACTATCAGTAACATTACCTAAATCGGTAACTAGTACTCCGTCCTTAGCTACGAATTCTTCATAACTACTATAACCTGTGTCCATCCATTCATCTTGAAGTATATTAGGTATCTTAGCTTGTAGTTTACCGTCTACCATTCTAAATAAATTAGATTCACCACGAATAGCTGAATTAATAACATTACGAGTAAGTGTAGCATATACTCCTTCCATCATAGTACTAAAGTTACCATGATTGTTAGTAGGAACAAAACCATTAGGCATACGAGCCATAAGTCTTCTAGGTTTAGTTTCACCCGGTATAGCAAATGCTACATTTCTATCAGCAACATTAAAGTAAATAGTAGCTCCAATCTTATTAAGAGGACGAAATGCACGACCTACAACTTCATAACCATAGAGAGCTTTTTGCTTACCTACATACTTAGATATTTCATCTAATAGTTGTTGATGTAAGTTAGTATTACCTTGTAGAGTAGCATCTACTAATGAATGGAATAATTTATCTAATCCTTCATTAAACCTCTTAGTATATTCAGTAGCTTCTGTTTCACTATTGCTCATAGTATTCTCACGACTAGTAACTGCAATAAGTCTACCTTCCGAATCTTTAATAGTCATACCAACTACTCCTCTAGGAATACGACTAGAAGCGATAATACTATTAGATTTAATATCGGCAACTCCTCCGTCAACCCCTACTACTAGACGATAACCGTCAGTAGCTTCGCTAGTAGCTACATCTCCAAACTTACGATATATAGGATTACCTTGTTTATCTCTAGCATAAATAACACTACCTGAACTTGTACGACCAACAACTAGACGTTTCTTCTTAGACTTAGTATTACTAATAGAGGACTTTAAGTTATTAATGTCAGTATAAGACTTCTTGAGTTTATTCATCCAATTAGTCAACGATTCATTAACAATAGCACTAAAGTTAGACTGATTAACATTAAGAGCATTATTAAAGAATATGATATTATTAAGATGCTTAATCCTATCTAATAGATTAGTCTGTGTATCACCAAATAAACTAGTTAGATTCTTCCAATAAACATTCTCTTGTAGAGCATTAAGCTGATGTCCAAATGTTCCCTCAACTTCGGGATTATTACGAACACGATATAAACGACGTATGTTATTAAGTAGTTGTACAAATTCTTTAGCAGCAGGTTCTTCGCTAGCAATAATAGATTGAAGTTGAGTTATGAAATCTATACTATCGTTCTTAACAGTATATCTCCAACCTTGATTCATAACTTCAACATTACCATTATTATAACCAATCTTAGGAAACTCACCTATCTTAATTCCACGAGATTTAACAATAAGATTATCATTTTCATCTAGTTCTACACTTACTGTATCATTAGTCTTTAATTGACCGATACGAGAATAAACCTGACTATCGTTTAGATTAACTAAATTAAAGAAGTAACCATTATCTTTGCTATTCTGTTTATCTTCTGCAACAGCTTTATCTAAAGTCTTACTTGCTTCTTGTATAATATCAGAAGGAGTTTTAATCTCTTCATCAACATTAACTATCTTACCATCTACTATTTGACGATTAGCTAGAATCTTAATATCATTATACAAACTAACAGCTCTAGGATTTAACTGTTGTAGATAAATCATCATATCATTAAGACTAGTAAATGTCTTACTTTCTATCTGATTACCTTGTATTTGATTATATAAGTCTATAATTAGATTTATCTCTTCTATACGTTGGCGTTGCCCTTCTAAGTCATTATCAGATATAGCTGATTCAAGAACATTAGTATCGGCAGGAGCAGATTCATCAGATTTACTAGTATCTACGTAAGTAACATCTCCAATAGCAATAGCGGCATTTAATTCATCAATAGTAACATCAGCAATTATATTGCCTTTAGCATCCATTCCGTCAATACTAACGTTACCAAATTTACTAACACGTACATCTATTGCACTTACTTTAACCGGTTTTCTACTAACATCTCCTAGACTAGCAAAAGGCTTTACTATTGTAAATTCTAAGTTATTAATATTAGCTTTATTTACAACACCTGAATTGGCTTTAGATACTACTTTATCTAATGTTTCTTTTAGCTTCTTCTCTTTAGCGGTCTTTGGTTTAGGTTTTGGACTAGGTTTGACCGCCGGTTCTTCTTGCCTCGTCGCTTCGCTCCTCGTTTCCCCCGTAGAGGAATCTTGTTGCTGATTATTCCCAGTCTGTTGCTGTGTCTGACTTTGTGCAGCAAGACTATTTCTTCTCTTAGTAATAGCTTCTCTTAAATTACTTATTTCATTCTTACCATTCTCTGAATTAGTTAAAATACTAACAGCATTAGATAAACTCTTATTGCTAGTATTCTGACTTTCTTTATCAGTAAACGCATTATCTAGTGCTTTCTCAAGATTACCAAGCTCTTCTTCATTAGCCATATTAACAAAGTCATTAAGATTCTTCTTTGCTGACTTAACTAGATTCTTAGCTGCATCTTCTAATTCTTTCTTACGAGTATCTTCAAATTCCTTAGCTTGTTCATTAGTAGTAATAATACGAGAACGATAATTATCTCTACGAATTTCATCAAGAAGTATCTGTCCCATATTATCCATATACTCTGAATTAATATTACGAACTTGTTTAGCAAGAGTACCAAGATTAAAGTCTTTACCTGCCTGTTTAAACAGAGCCACATCATTTTCATCAAGTTCTTCTATTTGTTTCTTGATTAAGTTATTCTGTTCTTCGCTACCTTTTATTCCTAATGCAATATTCTCTACACTACGAACATTATCTAGGAACAAACTTTCCATAGGACTTAAACCTCTTCGTAAGTCTGTAACCTTAGATTCGATTACTCGTGATAAATCAAGATATTGACTAGCTTGTGCTCTATCTAAAGGATTTTTACTATTCTTTAGACTATTATAAGTAGACATTACTTCACGACGATACTGCTCTAATATACCTAGTTGCATACGATTCTTAGCCATTGGGTCGAGAATTTCATTAATAGCAGGAATAGTATTCTCTAATTGAGACTGAATAGTATTAATTCTTTCTATTCGTTTATTTAGTAAATCAGCTTCTTGTGCATTAACTATATTCTCTGATATAGCTATATCTAATAGAGCATCATCTATATTAGCACTACGTAATGCACTAGAATAATTGATATATCTATTAAGAACATTGCGCATAGTCTTTTTTATAGATTGAGTATCTCTATCATACTCTGCTTCATCAGTAAGACCTGCGTCTACTAGCTTTTTCTTTAATCTAGGGTCTTCAATATAATCTTCGAGTAACTCATAATTACCGGAACGAATAGCATTTAAAGTAAGAGTAGTTGTGAACTTTTCTTTAACAGCAGCACGCAAATCTTCTTGTTCTTCAGGACTAACTTTACTATAACGAGTAGTACCTATTGTTGGGTCTTGGCTAACAGTTCCATCATCAAGATAAGTAATAGGATTACCTTTAGCATCACGTTCTATCTGAAATGGATTCTCACCATTTTCGATAATCTTCATCTGACGAGCATATTCATTGAATACTTGCTCACGACCATTGATTTCAGCAATACGTTGTTTCTCTTCTACATTACCACCTTTACGATTATTAATAGCTGACATAGTACCACCAAAAGTAACACCGCCAATAACTCCCCATAATGCAGCATTATATATTTGAGGATTCTGTAAGTACTTCTCTATTCTATCCATAGATATAGCACCATTATATTGTTCAGCTTGACTTAATAGATAACGACCATATAAAGTTCCTTCTTCTTGACCTATAAAATTAACAGCTTCTTCAATACCTTCGGTTAGTTCAGATAATAATAGATTCTCACTAGAATTAATAAAGCGATTTATTTTACCTGCAAAATCTTTAATAGTACCTTTCGCTGCTTGACCTAAAGTTTGACTAGCAGATTCAATACCAGTAGAAGCTATTCTATCAAGAGCTTGATTTTGTGAATAACGAACACGAGGAGTAATAGCACGATTAATCTTACCCAATGCTTTATTAACTGCACGTAACTGCATGTAATCAAAGAATACATTACCTGCATTATATCCAAAGTTTCGCATAGCTGCTTTATCTGCAACTATAAGAGCGGCTTCTTCTTTAGTTCTTTCTTTAGCTTCATTAGCAATATCAGGATTATTATCTAACCAAGCTTGAAATTCTTCATCAGACATTCCTGTAAATAATGACAACGCTTCTCCTTCTATTTGTTCCGCAACTCCACGAGCTTCTTGATAGTTCTCACCAAGACGCATACCAATAGCAGTAATACCATCTTTAGCGATAAGTTTTAGCTTATTAGCACGATACACATTATCTAATTTAGTAGCTTTCTTAGCCCAATTCATTGCACGACTTACTTTAGAACTATTACGTCCTAATGCTGCAACACCTTTACCAACAGCCCCAACTCCTTTAGTTAATAAAGTACCAGGAATCATTAAAGATAGAGAACTAGCAATACTTGGAACTTGACTAAAGAACCAACCTGAAAAGTCATTCATATCAAATGCTTTATCAGGATTCTCACGATATATAGGAAATAAATCATCACGAACATAGTCAGATATAGCATCGCCTGCTCTAGTAATAGGATTACTAAACGATTTATCATCCCATAATCCAGCAGTAGCTAAATCTACTAACATACCCATGCCACCAACAGTATCTCCTATAACTGTTCCAATAGTTTGACCTAAAGCATTACCTGCTTGTTTCCAAGCTGATTGATTTTTAGCACGAAGAGTTTCTAATTCTTCTCTACTTTGATAACGATTAGGTTCAGCACCATACTTAGCTAAAGAATGATAATCTTCCTCTGTTCCAGTAAAGATTTCTTTACCACTAAGATTACGAAACATGAAGTCGCCTTGAGCTGCAACATCCGGTTTGTATTTAGTAACAGTAGGAGCTTCTTTAGCCATATTAACAGAATTAGCCCCACTGTTTAGTGGAGCTTTTTCTACTGATATATCATCAAATATGTTTGGCATAACTTATTTCATTAAATCGTTCATTTGATTAAGTATCACTTGACTAGGAGATTCACCAGTAAGTCCTGAATACATTCTATTAAAGAATTGGAATACTTGTCTCTTAGTATCAATATCTAATTCTTTAAGATTACCAGTAGCACCTGCCATAATCATAGCCTTCTGCATGAGAGGACGAGCAATAACCTGCTGTTCCTCTATGGGGGAATTTGCAATAGAACCATTCCTTGCACTAATAAGATTTATATCTTCTTTAACAGGAGCAAGAATAGCATTAGCTTGATTATTCTGAAACATACGTTGAAATAACTCATCTTCTGTAATCTTAATTACTGGTTCATCATTAGCATCTAATATCTGATAAAAACTACCACCATCAGTAACAGCAGAATATGTTCCATCTCCAAATTCAGCATCAGATAAACGATAATTCCTTTTAAGTGCATTATTATACTTAATAGAATTAAGAGTGTCCATTGCTTTAACAGCAGGTAGAGATTTGAATCTTTCTATTTCATCATTAAGGATAGCACCTGTAATCATATAGTCTCCGGCTACTGCATTTTGTATTCTTTCTTCCATTTCAGAATCAGGGTTCTTAGCACTATTCTTTCCAGTCTTAGGAGTATAAGGAATATTTAAGAATACTCCGTATTCCCCCGTAGAAGATGATGAGCACCAGCCATTATTAATGTTTTTCTTTTTAACTTGTGCTTGAATAGTTTGCATAATAGCATCACGTTCTCTACTATCTTCAACAGGTTCAAGAACTCCTTCGGCATTACGTTTCTTAATAACAATACTTCCGGGATTAGCAATACTAATCATGTTCATTACTCTTTCATTGTAGTTCTTTAATTGGTCATCTTCGAATCCTTGACCAGTAGCAACTACATGAGGCGGTAAATCAAATACATTAACATCAACATAACTAGGCGGTAATGATTTAGATATACGTTTAGTTGCAGCATTAGACATTTGTGCAGCTTTTTCATATACGTAAGCAGGAGAATCTTTAGTACTTTTAGCAGTAGTTATTTCACCTCGTCCTATTGCTCTAAAACCTGCAATACCCATAGTAGTTAAACTACCATATACTTTATTTCCATAGAAAACTTCATCGTTTCTAGTAAATTTTTCAGGAGCATTATTACCAGTAGTAAATCCTACGGGACTAAGTTTAAGAACATCTGCTATTTCAGGAGCCAAACGAATATAAGCATCTTTACTAATACGAATATATTCTTTATCTCCTATTTTACTAAACGACACATCTTGATTAGTCAATCCCATATCTGTTCTAAGTTTAGATATAATAGCAGCTTTGCTACTATCGTTAAGAGGATTTACTAAAACTGTATCGAAGCTATTGCCTTTAGAATCAGTAAATAACTTATTCATTCTATTAGCATATTCTAGTTGCATAGGATTATTAGTATCAGCCATATCTCCATTACTTAGTCTCTTACCTAAGAACTCCGAAGCATATTGTTCTTCTTGTGTAAGATGTCCTTTCATTGCATCTAAACGATTATTAGCATTAGCTATACCTCTATAATAGGTATTAGCTTCATCCAATAATTGTTTCTTAGCAGTATCAGATAAAGTTACATTATTAGCAATACCTGAACGTAGTTTACTATATGCTTCATCTAAAGGAAGAGATTTAGATATTCCATAAGAAGAAAACATATTAGATAATTGTCCATTAAGAGTATTTAATTGAGACTGTACTTTAGCCGGAGTATCAGGTTCTACTTTTTCTTTACCGCCAATAGTAGCCAAAGAAGGAAGTAATTCAGGTTCTTTACCGGTCTTTTTATTAGCAGCTTTACGAGCAGCGGCTAATATATCGAATCCTATTTCGGGATTAATTTTACTTTCAACTCTACGATAAGCAGAAGCAGCATATCTAGGTGCAAATAAGTTCTCTTCAAACTCTTTCTGTGACATAATAGTACCGTCAGGTCTAGTAACAGTATTGTTCTTATTTCCCTTATTAGCTTTCCAAACATTAACTTTATAATCTTGTTCAAGAGAAGCACGAGCACCCGGAGTTTCATTCAAAGCAGATTCAAATGCAGCACGAATTTTATCTGCTGATAGTTGTTGAACACCACTAGCTGTCTTAAGATAAGGAACATCGCCAGCAACAATATTGCCTTGACCGTTTTTGAGATTACCTTTTGCATCTCCCCATACTAGTTGTTCACCGGAACTAGAATCAACACCAACAGTAGATAATACTTTCTGATATAAAGCATTATAATCTACTTGTTCAACAGGACGATAATTAGGTTGGAATTGATTACCACCTATTACTTTACCTGTTTCATCTACTTGGTCTTGATAATTATATTTATTCTGTTCCAATGCGTATGCTTTAACGTCACCATCATAAGCATTACTATTAGTAACTTCATCTTGGAACTTTTTAAACTCTTGTTGATAACGTTCACGACCAATAAGACCTGGATTACTAGCTACTTCTCCTGCTAATCTTTTAGCAGCAGTTAATGCAGTAGCATAACTTCCGTTTTGTGCACTTGCTTCTATTTGAGCATTAATATTTTTCGAATAGTTGTCGAGCCATTCGTTTTCAGCTTCATTTAATTGCTTATTAGCAAGAAATGTTTTAATCTGATTACTAGTTTCAATAGCAGTATCATGCTTCTGTTGAAGAGTATTTAACGTACTATTGTAAACATCTAAAGGAGCGGCAACCCGCTCCCTCTTTTGATAACCTGCTGTTTTAATGTCTATCGGCATAGTTATAATATTTATAATTAAGCAATCTTTTTCTTACCGCCACATCTGAATAAAGTACTTCGTATATTACCTAGTCTACCTTTATTCTTTTCCATTAGTTTTAAGAACAATTCCATTTGTTCAGGATTAGCAGACATCATAGCAGCAATAGCATTTTCTTCTGAACGTCTCTTGTCTACGCCTAACTGATAATCTCTAGCTGCACTAGTAAGTCCTTCAATTACATTAGTACGATTATTAGCTCTAGCCTGAACTTTCTCATTCTCTGTTTGAGTTACCGCATTATCATAAGCATTTAATACTTGATTATTAGCAGCTTCTACTCCTTGACGATTAAGAGCCGAACGATTAAGAAGGTCTGTCTCAACATTTTCTTTCATTCCTCTTAACTTATTACGTTCAAGAACTCCTCGATTAGCTAAAGATTGAATACGTGCTATCTTTCCTGATGAACTAGAAGTATTAGAATCAATTATTCTAGCCATATTTCTTTCAGAATCTCTACTTTCTGCTAATTGAGGATTTATATTATAGGTAGTTCTCATTCTAGCAGGAACAATAGTTCTAGGTCTAGTAGGAGCTTGAATATTATTAATACTGTTTTTATTAGTAACTCCACTAATAATATTTCCTAAAGCTCCAATTCCTGCACTTATTGCTTCTCCTCCAATACTTCCAATGAAGTTCTTAAATCCACTTCCTACTTTAGATAATGGAGAAGTAAAAGGATTAATAGAAGCACCAACCGGCTTTCCTGAAACTACACTATTAGTTTTAACAGAATTCATATTAGCTTTAGTTAGAGCATTAGGAGCAAAACTAGAATTATAATCTTTCTCTAAACCAAAATCATTATAAGTATTCTTGAGAAGTTTAGTCTTAGAACCTAATGCAGATTTCTTTAATTCAGGATATTTCTTATATACCTTAGCTCTTACATCAGAACGACCATGTAAACCTGCTAATCTAAGAGCGTCACGAGCATCGGCTTTGGTAGGAATAGGATAACTACGTCCACCACCTGCAAAATCTTTAGATTTAACACTAGGATATGGTTTCTTATCAGAACCATAATCTTTACTACGAGAAAGACCACCTAGTTTTTTCTTACCAGTTATTGTTCTCATATTTCTTTTCTTTTTAGTACCATCATCATTAAGACCATTTCTATCTTTAAATGATTCTTGTGCATTAAATACTTTAGAAGGTTCAACACCTTTCTGAACTAATTCAGCAGGACTATTACCATTAAGTATAGGTTGAGCACTAAACACTTTAAGTTGCTTAGGAGTAATTTGTACTACTTCTCCGCCTTCTGCTTCAACGCCTGTCTTACCAGCATCTATGACAATTCCACCAGTATTGTGTTTACGTCCTTTAAGAAGAAACGAATCTTTCTTAATAGGAACAGCAGTACCACCCTCGACAATTCTAGCTTTCACTCCTTTACGGGGGGAAGTTTTCACTCCCCCGCCTTTGGATAAATACTGACTCAAAAACTGTGTTCTATCTTCTTCTGACATCATACTTTCATTTTGAGCACTAGCTAAAGCCTGATTGTCTTGTAGGTTTTGAAGTCTTTCTTGTCTTAGTTTTTCAGCTTGTTCGGCTTTCTTTTTCTTACGATTGCCTATGATACCATTAACAATACTAGTACCAACAGAAATCGCAGTACCTATAAATGCTTTAGGTCTTTGTTCATTAATACGTTTCATTATTCTCTGTATTTATTAACATAACATTCAATCTTCTTAATCTCTATCTTAGCTGTTCCGTCATTAATTACAAAACGCACACCTAGATATTTACCATTAATAAGATTGGATTTAAATGGTTCGTAATTCTTATCAACATCAACATTCAACTTACCAGTAAGTCTATCTATTGGATAGTTAGTAATTACTTCGTTTAGAACGCTACGGAAATAATTATAATTCCATTTACCATGTTCATAATAAGGTTTAGCTGTATCGAAAGTATTACGTTCATTAACAGTAATATCTTCAAGTCTACTTATTGAAGTATTGCTAAACAATAGTATCTTATTACCTGCAAAGTTAATGTCGTTAGCTTTATATAAGTCATAACTTATGTAGTTAAGTACTTTAATAGTATCGTATTCAAGATTGAATAATACATCGACTACCATAGTATTATTATTGTCTCCTACATAGAAAGGATTCTTATTAGCTACTATCTCAAAGTCTTTATATTTAAGATAACTCAAAGGCTTTACAAATCCTAATTGACCTATAATATTCTTCTTGTTGAAGGAACTAATATACAAATTAGTTTTTGTATTATAAAATCCTCTACATAAATAAGTATGTACACTTATCCAAGTATTAGTGACGAAATTGTAACTAAGGGTAAAGTCTGAAACATCCCCCATAAAGGAGCAAATCAACCGATTATTCTCCTTATCCATTCCCATTAGTATTTGAGTATTACTAGTTAAATACTCATCTAATATAGACTGTACTCCGTCACCTAGGTCATTTAGATTCTTTTCATCAAATCTATATAACCTCTTCTTACTTCTGTCTAAGAATATATAGCCAGCTTCATTACATACGTATGCTTCAAAATCTTGTAGACCACCATATCCTTTTTCACTAGTAAACACCTCTTGATAATCAATATCAAAAGCATCAGGCATTAACATTTGAATATCTTTATCTTTAGTATAAAGCGTATTATCTCTATTAAAGATAAACATTGAATGTTCGCAATGAGCAATTAGATAAGTACCTATACCAATAACATTTATAATGTCACCTTTGTTTTCACTAATTATCTTATAAGCATTAGGTCTAAATATACGCCATTTGTTTTCTACTGATTCATCACTAATAACATCGCTTCTACGAATAGTCTGTCGATATTCAGTAATAAAATTAGTATATAACAATTCATTATAATTAATGAACTTCTTACCTGCATAGTCAAGATACATACTACTTATTTCAAAAGTATCATTAATAGTAGTAGGCAATAGATGAATCATACGAACATTCTGAACGAAAGAATTATTATCAGTATGAATAGTATAGTATCTTTCATCCGGAGCTGTTTTAATAGTTTTAGCAAATAATGGATATAGCGAATAATAATTAAGAATTATTCTACTTATAGGAGTATTACCTACTCTTTCACTATCCCAATGTACTCTAGGGAAATTAGGATAAAGATTAGTATTATCCGTAGCCTTCTTAGGTATTGGGTCAGTAGTATCATAGTATACACCATTACGATTAAATGCATAAACACATGCTGTCATAAAGTAATAATTATAATTATAGATATAATCTTCATAACCATAATTATAAATATCTCCTGTTGGATTAACATACTTAATATAGCCAAGTGGAATAAGGTCTTTATTCTCAGACATATATAAGTTATCACTTATATTAAGTAATAAACCATTTACATAACCTCTACCGTTTGTAGTATAGAATCCTAACTTTAATGACTTATTCAAAACAAGATTAACAACAGCTTCTCTACCTGCATTATTATCATCTTTGCTATCAGCCATTATAATAGTAGAACTTTTAATAGCTCTAATATCTCCAAATTCTTCTGAAGGACTAGATTGATTGAAATTAGCATCACTACTATAATAGTCAGTAAACATAGGACCTTTATAGGCATTGCCCATAGTATAACGACTATCAGTAATAAAGATATTACCAGCACCTGACTTCTTTATAATATCAAATTCAGGATAATAGAAACGAATATTATTAACTTGTTCATTAAATGCAGTATTAAAATCATCATCTCTACGTACAGGAACACCTTCACTAACTAATATAGGTTCTGTCTTTTCATAAGATATAAAATATCCTACGAACTCTTTTCTCATAGGTATGTTGTCAAATAAGAACTCTATCTGATGAATTCCTCTGTGACTAGGATTTCTAGTTCCTCTAAACATACGATTGCCATTATTGTTTTTATAAAGAGCAATACCATTAGAATTATATTTAGGAAATATATTACAGAATCTTACATTACTAATGCTATCAAATATATTAACTACATCGTGTGCATTATTAGTATTAATATTACCATATTGACTTTTATAAGCATCAAACTTAGTCTTAATATCAGATATTAGAGTGTCTTCATTTATATCCATTGTTAATGAAGTATTACCTTCATTAGCTGTACCTAAACTAATAGTCTCTGAATAACTCATAGTATTAGGAATATTAATACCGTCAGTAATATTACCATTAGGATATACATAATGTACAAAGAAGTTATATACACATTGATTAATTGCATACTTAGCACTATCTGAATAAAATTCTGTATCTTCAGGTTTAGTTTCACTATCTAATATCTTAGGAGAAGCAAATCCAAAAGCATAACTAATATAACCTCCGTCAGGACCACTAACACGAAGTTCTTTATACTTATCATTATTATGCAGTTCAAGGAACTCACTACCACTAGAACGAATACCACCTTCGCTTATTGCTAATACATCGTCTTTACCAAAAGTAGGAATATCAAGAAGTAAACCGTCATAATTACTAATTCCGTCAAGATTAAACTTCTTATTCTTTTGGAAACAAATATATAAGTCACCTAATACTCCTTCATAGACTTTAGTACTTTCAACACTTATTCTATCATAAATAGTATAACGTTCATTACCTGTGTAATCATAACTAGAAACAGTTCTCAGATAATTTATAAATGGAATAACTATCATGAACTCTTTTTCAGCAGTTATAATAGTTTGATTACCTTCCTCTACTGTTTCTTTAATATAACCAATAGGATAGGCTTTTAAGTCAGTAAATGTTTTAGTAGAACCTAAATCAGCACTAAGACTACTTATAGTATTAAAATCAACAGTATAACTTTCATTAATATCGAAATCATCATCTGTTGGTTCTCTATCTACTTTCCATTTATATACTGTTTCATGTATTCCTTCAATTTCATTTATTAAGTCTTGTGTAGACTTATTTTCATTATTGAAATTAACAGATAGGTTAGGAAATAATTCATTTATTGTATGTCTACTAGTTTCACCTTCACTATTAACAATTAAAATAGCATCTTCTCTACGATGCCAATAACTATCGTCTAATCTACTATATTTAGTAGCAAACATAAACTTATTCTTAGATACATCATATGCAATTCTAAGTTTATCTCCTTCGGTTAATCCTCCTTCAGCTTGTGTCTTAACATCATTTATTGCTCCCGTAGGATTAATTGTTTCATATTCATCAATAGTATATATAGTTGAATTAGGAAACTTAGCTTTAATAATATCTAATACTCCTCCATAGTCCACATAAGCTGTTTGAAAAGAACGTCTAAGTTTCATTCCTTTATCAACAGGACTTCCAGTAGACATATCGTATATTTTATAATAAAAGTCAACAGGATTATAACGGTCGTATTTTAATTTATATGTTTCTTCCCCAATAGTAACATCTCCTAAGTAAAACCACATAGGTTCGATAATTTCTCTAGTATCTATATTTAAGTCAAATTCTTCAATTGATACTACTTTAAAGTCAGTATTAAACTCTCTTTGAATATTAGGAGCACTATAAGGAGTGCTAGTAAACAAATCATTAGTACGTCCATATCTTACATAAGGATGACTTACGAATCCTAAACTTAATATACTAGAATATTTATCAGGATATATCTCATCATAGTAAGTACTTCCGTATCTACTAAATTCTAGTATATACCAATCTTTATCATCGGGTTTAACAACTACGGCCGTAGCAGCTTCATATAGATTATCTGTATTTTGATAAGAAACGTAGAATGGAGTAGAATGACTATCGTAACCACTATCTTTATAGAAAGCTCTAATAAAGTCTTGAGATGAAATCATTAAACAATAAGTACCATAACTATTCTTACCAATACGAGTAAGAAAGAACTTTCTAGTAACTTCTTTATATTCACTACCGTCACCATAAGCACGTCCTTTAATAGTTACTACATATCCTTTGCTAATATCAAATGTTCTAGGATTATTAACTATTGACGAAGTTGCAGCTCTAGTAACACTACGTCTCATTATAGATTTATTTCCGATAAAATCTTTAACTCGAACTTGTATATTACTAGTATCAATAGAACTTACAAGACTATTAATGTTTTCTTCCTTATAGTTAGCTACATACAATCTATTGTTATAGTTACATAAGGTTTTTACATTATATAGATTAAAGAAAGAACTAGTAATATCATCTAGACTAAATGTTTCGTTATAAACATTGTCTATCGTGATTCTACTAGTTTTAATATCTATATCAGAAGTATTATATACTTTAGTATCTCCCTTTTGAGTATTAATTATATAACCTATTTGATAAGCTGTATAATTAAGACCTGAATTATCTATTTGTAACCCTAGTTCGATATTTAAGTTTACCTTTTCAGTATTTAGATTAGTATCTTCTTTAAAAGTAAAGTTTCCTATCTTATAGTTAACAGGGAGATTACCGCTACTGTCGTCATAACCAAAACTATTATCTTCGATAGTAGTTTGATTTCCTTTATCCCATACTAATACAGGAGTTCCAATAGGAAACCAACCAGTATAATCGCTTCCTTCTTTATATCTAATAAAGAAATTATATATTCCTTTATAGATAGCACTACCTGATACTAACTTGGAGTTATTAAGATTAGTCTTAGGGATATTAGGAACTAACGTATATTTAATATCGCTTCCACCTTCTAGGTAATTAGGTTTATTAAGATTAATTATCTTTAATGGAACTTCTTCATCAGAATTAAGTTCAGTAATAGCAACAATTAATTCATTATTTACATTATAGGTATATGTACCTATAACTTTACCGCCTTGATAATTCCAATTAGTAGTAACTTCCGTAATAGCTTTAGTAGATTCTTTATATCTTCTAATCTTACTATTATTAGTAAAGATAACTATTTCATCAGAGCAAGAGATAACACCAACTATCTCTTCATTTTCACTTAATGTTATAATTGTCTTAATTGACTGTTCGTTCTGAATAGAATTACCGTCACGAGAAATCATAGCATTAACAGCATGGGTCATTGAACCATTCTTAATGGATTCGTAACCTCCGTCTTTGTTTAACTCTTTAACTATCTCCATTAGTCTCTAGGTCTAAATGTTGCATTATAAAAGAATGATGCCCAACCTTTATGAGAATTAGCATCTTGATTTTCATTAATAACAGAAGCTCTTGCTCTGTCACGAGAATCTCTCCATAATAAATATGGATTAACTGGCATGGCACCTTGTAGAGAATATACTTGATGTTTAAGTCCTCTACTTAGTAACTTCCACATACAAAACCATTCAAGAGCTTCAATAAGTTTTCCGTTATTAGGTATAACAGGAATATTACAATGAAAAGTATCACTATATACAGTCTTAACTGTAAGATAGGATACTTTAACAACATCTGTATCAAAGTTTAATTGAATAGCATTGGCATCACGAAGATAAACGTAATTACGTCCTTCGTAGCTTTCAGGGTCTACTTCAACAGTACGCTTACTTTCTCGTTCCCTAGCTTTCTCTCGGTCTTGAGTGAAGTATTCAGTAGTACCGGAAGAGCAATAACAGTTCCCTCTCTTTATGGGGGAAACCTCGCACCCGTCTGCATACACTTTAAATGCGTTCATACAACATGGGAAATAAGCAACTCTATCAACAACTTCAATAGTAGTTTCTTTTTCTTCATATTGAAGAATACCCATTTCATTCATAGCATCTATACACCAAGCACCTACTCTAGGTATATAATCACTACTCATAATATTGAAATCATTATCAAGTCTTGCGATAATAGTTTCTACGGAAGATAGCTCTTTGTTCATTATTTCTAATATATTTTATAGTGTAACTTGGGTCAAACTTATTAATTAAAGAAAGACGATTATTAATATCAGTATCAACATTAATAATATCTTCAACAGTCTTACATTCAGATAGTATATCATCATTACTACGTTTCATGTGAAGATTAGTTCCATAGAATTTAAACAATGGTCTATTCTTAATCGTACCGTCAATCATAAGTAACTTACAATAATAAGGATTATCAAGATACTCCACATACTTAATTCCTTCGTATTTCTCACCTCTTAGTAAAGCAGCAGCATGGTCTTTCTTATTATAAGGAATAAGTCCTTGAGCAAGAAGATTTCTTTTATTTAGCTCTGTTTTATAATAGTCAATGACCTTCTTGAGTTTAACAACTTTTCCATCGGCAGTAGTAAAACTATCTCTAACTAGAACTCTTTCTATAATAAGACAACCTAATCTCTTTTCAAACTTATAAACTTTTCCTCTTAGAACTTCTTTAGATACTTCTCTAAAGAATAACTTACAATAGGCTTCATATTGAGAACGAGTAATACTCTTACGATTCTTAATTCTCTGCTGTCTTATCTCATATTCTCTTATTTTACGAAGTACTCTAAAGTATTGTTTTAAGTTACGATATATGTTACCGTATCTTAATTGTTTGGAAGAATCGAATTTAGTGAACTTAGCATCTATTGCTTTCTCCATCTTTCTATCAATATCTAGTTCATCAGTATTCCATTCCCAATAGTTATAGACACATACATCAAATATAGCTTCAATAGCATTTCTATTTTGTTCAATAGAATATTTGATTTTATATAATAAAGATTTGTATCTAGCTATCTTTTCAGACACGAGAACATAATCCTCTTCGGCTGTCTTTATAAAGCTAGTATACATATTTCTGTGGTCGTATCTTTCACCGCTAGCCATAATTATACTTCTATTTGTTGTTTATTTATATCATCCTTAACTGGGACTTCATTAGTTACTCTCTCTACATTAAGTAGATTACGTTTATAGATTACGTCTTTAATGCGTTCTACCATATCTTCGGGAATGATAAATTCATCATCATTATCGAAGTTGGATTCAACTCCTTCTTCTGTTTCAATAGGAATTTCAGTAGGTATTTCAAATGGTGATTCAATAACAATATGCCCTAGTGGTTCAATCAACGGATTACCATTTCCATTAACATATAGATAACCATTGATATAATCATAACTTAGACTAGTACACATTCCTGGCAATGCTTTATAAAATTGAGCATTTGCTTCTTTAATAAAAGGAATAGCCATATTATCATAACCAACAGTACGAACGCTAACAAAAGGAAGATTATTATCAAGACGAACTGGTCTAGGTATTCTAACCTTACTTCTTTTAACTTTATACTTCGTACTTACAAGACTTTGAAATATATCTCCGTCAGGAACACTAATAAGACTTACTCTATATCTTTGCATTAATATCTTATCGACATTAGCATGACGCTCATAAGTTTGTCTTATCTGTTCATTGAACGTATGAATAACCGCACTACGAATAGTTTGTCTCGTAGTAAAGTTATTAGGCTGATGAATAGCATGAGCTATTTCAGATACAATTTGATTTAATGAAGCCATATTACTTTTGTTTTTGAATTAGTATTATAACAAATATAGTTATTATATTGGTATTAACAAGACTTTTATTAATAATTTTGATTCAGCACTATTATCTAGCTTACTATCTAGCTTACAGTTATTCGTATTGTAAACATTTTTATACACGTGACGCATTTTAAGGCTCATAGAGACACGCAAGTCTATCGGATAATAGTAAGTTAAGGTTAGGCACTAAAATGCAATGATGGGCTTCTGTGAAAGCGTAGGAACGTGGGACATAGTTTTTATTCCCCCGTAAAGAGATGTATATACTGTGAGAGCCGACCATTGCTAGCCGACCCTCACTTACTACTCTCACTAATAGTACTTACTTTGGATATTGATTAGGTTCATCATCTTCTATTATAAACTTCTTATAATCTATCTTGAAGAAGGATAGTATAGGTTTTATAACCCATGACCAAAAAACGAAGCTAAGAATAATAGAATTAAGTACTACTTTAACATCACCTAACTTTAACGAGAAGTATATTACTCCCATTAATACAGCGCACACAAGAGTTATCACTCTTTTATTCCAAGTACTTACTACTTTATCTCCATTAAGTTTGTCAACTAGTTTAATTACTAGATATGCTAATACATTAACACAGATAACAAATGCAAAATCGAAACTAGTAGCAGTAGTACGTAGAATTTCATTAAGTATATTCCCGAAGTCCATATTACAATAAGAATAATAGAGTACCTAGAATAACACTTAATAGCACACCTGCTATCTTTACATAAGATACGACTTTCACAGGAAGAATAGTAGTAATCTCTTTCCATGCGAATACTATAATAGTTATAGCTATTATAGTTACAAACAACACTTTAACAAATATTCCCATAAGCATTAAGTTTTATATTACAGGCGCAAATATAAGACTTTATTTTAAAAAGAAAAGAGAGACTACTATTATTTAGTAATCTCTCTTTAGGAATATAACAGAACTTGTATTACTTCAATTCATTAAAGTATTTCCAGAGTTTATCTTCTCCGAAGTCTATATCATCAAACCAAAAGCTGATAGCACTTTCGAATATCATATCGTCAAAGTTTCCTTTTCCGAACCACTTCTCGAATAGTTCACAGTAGTCGTGATATTGAGCATTAATAGCTACATAAACATCAGCAACTTCTACTTCATCTTCTAGTTTATCTTTGAATTTACTACAAACTTCGTGAGCTTTCTGCATATCGTATTTCTCACCGATATATTTCTTACCGTCTTTGACATGGTACATTTCATCAACAGTACGCTTAGCTTCCTGCTTATTAAAATGTTCATCACCATAATCATTATAACGTTCATTTCCATCTACTCCAAGCATTTGCATAAGAAGCATACGTTCTTCTTCATCGTAGCCATGACTTCCGTCATAACCTCGATTTTCATCATATCTATGACGTTCACCGTAACCTCTTTGTTCATTCCTGTCGTAGTTGTCGTAAGTCTTATATCCAATACGATTCATCATTCCTCTTCCACGTCCGCCACGACCACTTCTTCCGCGACCGCCACGAGCAAGGAAATCATTAATTCGTTCGTACATTTCGTCTCTCCGAGAACGAGCACGAACATCTTGGTCTGTCTCGTATGGTACTTCTCTCATAATAATATTACTTAGTTAATAGTTGTCTGAATGTTTCCAAATCAGACTGGTTAAACATAATTCCTTTATTAATAAAAGGAATAGAAAGAGTTATGTTACCATTAGAGATGTTACCATTACCTAGAACTGGAATATTAAAATCAAAGTTAGGAATAGATTTGATTATTTCAATCTCCTCATCAACTATACCTTCAATATCAATCTTTCCGTCTTTAGCAATAGTATTGATAAACTTATCAAAACTATCAATGTTATTAATAATTGCACGTTTAGCCAAAGGCTTAACTAACTTAATAGCTGGATTAGATTCGCCAAGAATATCTATCTGATTAACAATGTAATCTTGCAGCTTTTGTTTTACTACACTTACCTCTATCATTACTTCATAGTTTTAATAAATTCTTCATAAGTAAGAGAAGGATTCTTTGCACTAGCTTCTTTAAAAGCATTGAACAATTGCATCTCTCTTTGTGACATCTCGATTATACTAGTCTTTAGATTCTTAACTAACTTTAGTTGATTATCTAACAGAGTTTTACCTTCCGGACTATTTTCAATATTAGCTCTTACTAGATTAAGAACTTCTGCTTGAACCATAGATTGAAGATTATTATAGTTAGCTACATATTCTTCATTAGTAGCAAGCATATTTCTTTGTTCATTAGTAAGAGGTTCAATCTCTGCATCAATCAAGTCCCAAACACTTACTTTAGCAGTTTGTTGAGGACTAACTTGTTGTAAAGTTTGTTGTCCATTAGCAGCTTGTTGAATCTGTTTTTGTCTAGCTTCAATAAGTCGCTTCTGTTCTTCTAAATATTGGATTTGGTCGGTAAGACTTCCAGTATTTAACAAAGGGTCTGTTCCGCCCAGTATAACTTGATTAATAGGTAACATAACTTATTCTTTAGTTGATTAGTAATATTATGTAGCAGGAGTACTAGCCGTTTGAGTAAATCCGCACGGTAGACAACCATTGGCATTTCTACCAACAAGACCTGTTGTAGTAGGCTCATTAGGTAGACAAGTAATACCATAGATAACATTACAAGTCTTTTTATCGACATAATTGATACCTGCGGTGAACGCTCTCTCGATTTCGCACTGGATAAGTTTATCCTGATAAGGACGAATAGCAGCACTAACAGCAACTTGCGTTTTAAGGTCGCTAATCTCTGCTTTGAGAGAATCATAACTATCGCGATTTCCCTTGTATAGCAAGAAGTCTGCGTCAATCTGTGACTTATACAAACCGAACATTTCGCTGTCTATTACCTGACGGTCTTGGAAGCGTTGGTTCTGTTGAGTTAAAGCCCACTGATATAAACCACCCTGCAAAGCAAGAGTATCCTCACAAGATTTACTCCATGCTTGGAAAGCAGTAGGAGCACTAGCACTTCCCATTCCAGCACCAACTACATTAATGTTTGTAGAACCGTCTCCCATAAGACCTGCACCAGTTCCGAGAACACCAGCAGAACGACGATTACCAAATAAAGCCCAAGCTCCAAGAGCAGTACCGATAATACCAAGCGTAAGACCTGCATTAGCTTTACCGTTAACATCACGGCGACCATAACCGTCCATCCCTGCACCATTATAACCTTCGGGAACGACTTTAACTTTTTCAATTACTTGCATAATAAATAAGGTTTAGATTAATAAATTAAGAATATCTTATAGCAGCTACTATACACTCATAACAAAGAACAATATAAGAAGTTCGACCATTAATCTATTTTAGCTATAAACAATAATTTTATTAAAAGTTAGATATCGTATGAATAAAATAAAGCCCTACTTGTTATAAGCAGGGCTTAGAGTTGGCAATAAAAATCATGTCACTCCTTTATGGGGGAACCGTCTGTTACTTCATCTTCTTTAGGATTCCATTCAGGACTTGACAATAAAGTACTAAGTGCTTCACCGAAATAAGTTTCATAAGGATATTCGATATTGATAACTTCCAATCCTTCTTCATCAGTAGTAACTATTCTAGTTACTTTTTCAGGAAACACCTTTTCATAATGTTGACACTTCATTAACACTTTATCTTTACTAACATTACTACGAGGAACTAAATTAAGTTCGTCAATCTTTGCTGACTTCTCTTCATCTATGTCAGCAACAGGAAATACAATGTAATCAATCATAATCTTTAAATATTAAATATTAAACTTAGTGTATATGTTAATACTAAAAATATACCAATTAGTATATAAACTAATTTAAGTATCTTGTGAGGTGTTACTTTCATCTTCTGTATTAGAAATAAATATAGGATGATTAATATCTATTATCTCATCTTTCTCCATTAAGTTCTTTAGGAAGTTAATCTCTAGTAACGATATAGTCTTAGAATATAGAATTGTTTTATAGATTATTCCTTTCCAATATTTACCAAATACTAATCCTAGATTATCTTCATTTTCACCTTTTATAATAGGATTACCATTATAACTTTCAGGAGTTAAATAAATAATCTTAGAATCATCTCGTTCTATCTGATTTAATTTACCATAACTATAAACATAATTCTTACTATTATAACAATAATCTAAAATAAAACCGTTTCCAATATTACTTTCATAGATTTTATTTCCTTTAAACATTACAGTAGAATTATCATTCTTAGTATCTAAATCAACTCTTTTTATAATAGCAGTAAAATCTGTAAATATAGGAATATTCTTATTATCAGTAAAATCAGATACTCCGTCATAAGCTAGACCGTTCTCGTATTCAGGAAGAACTTCGATAGTAATATCACAATCAAAAACTAGTTCACCTTCTATCATAGGAGTTATTGCAAATCCTATCCAAGAATTAGTAGTTAAATCTAATAATGCGTCTGTTGGAACAAACGATTTAGGTAATTTATGAATACCATTGCCTAAATATACTATTGATTCTTTTGTTGCATTTTCCGTAGCTAAATATTTGTAAATAAGTTTACTATTTCCTTCAAGACCTTTAACAGTAACTCTAAAAGCAGGTATCTCTTTTATATTAGCTAACGCTCCGTCTTTCTTAACATAACTATATAATAAACCATTAGCCGCATGTTTAACATTAGTTATATGAACAATAGTACTATTAATATCATAAATATAATCTACTGCATTAGAAGTTTCCCAAGTCTTATTAGCACCTAACACTACTGGATAACCATTATAACCCGACATACCTTCGTAACCAATGTTAAAGTTCTCAAGAGGATTAACACTAGTACCGGTCTTTTGCAGAGATACTTGTTCGTCAATATAACCTCTATTTGCATCAGTATTCTTTTTACCATAGTTATCCCAATAGTAATTAGGTAACGTAACTTTAGGAGTTATACCAATATAAGTGTTCAACTCTTTAATCTTATCTTCTGTTGAGATTTCATCGAAGAGCATGAAGTCGTAGAGAGACATTTGAGCGAAATAACTATTTGAATAACTACATTTACCTATTGACGGAGTTATTGAATTATCAACATCACAAGTTGCTACAATATTATGGGTAATCTTTGATAAATTACTACCGATGATATTATTGTTTATAATACCGTCAATATAAGTATTACCGTTATTATTTTGAGAATAAGCGATTACATCACCTTGTGCGTAGATACCAAATGTTTTATCTCCGGAAGCAGGTCTTTGGTCATATATAAACCCATTTAAAGTACTCCAATTCACTTTCATCAACACTTGCTTACCACCCTTAGACAAAGTAGGAATAGTAATAGAGTCGTCCACGCCATCAAATTGGTATGAACCATCTTCATTAACTCCACTTCCTTCTGCATAAGCCGAGTTATGAATAACTCCATGATTACCATGACCGGATATATCAGGAATGTGTCTTAGTATCTTATAACTAGAGTTAGGAGCATGTAATAGTCTAGGAGATAGGATACATTTAGGTTCGTTATCATCAAAAATCCAAGTCGCTGTACAAGTAAATACCATTTGTCGTTCAACAACATGTGGAGTACTAGTTAAAGGATTTCCATTAAGTTTAGCATTACTAACAGTATAAATATCTTTAAGAAGATTACAATCATTAAATAAACCTATTCTAGTAATACTAGAACCTAGTTTAATTTTGTCTCCCCAAGATATTTCATTATTATTCTCATCCTTGAATCTTAATAAAACAGGATATGGCTGTACAATGTCTTCGTATCTAACATATTCTTGAATAGTAATATTTATCTCTTTTGGAAATACTAAAGGTATTTCTAATCTATAATAATTACCACTTGAATCTTTAGTAGGAGTATAAGATTTTCCATCAATAACAACATTAGTTACTTCATCCGAATCTTTATAAGGAGGAATAATATCCAATACTAGATTACCTGTAATAGAAGTAGAATAAAATTGTCCATTTACTAGTTTCAATATTGTACCGTCAGTTTTCCTAATATTTGCAGTAACTGAATATTTAGATACGTTAGCTTTAATATTAGGATTCCATTGAACATAATCACTATCTTGTTCAATAACTAAATTTATCTTTTGAGGAGACTTCTTAATACCATAGAAGATTACATCATAGATAAAATCTGTATTAGATTTTTCAATAGTGATATTATTAAAGGCAGTAGAAGAAACTTTGGATATTTTATAACCGTCAAGAACAGTAATACTAGTTTTAATATTACTTCCTATTGAAATATAATCTCCTACTTTTACTACATTTGAATCTTTATCTAAATAGACTATATTCTTAATATCTATATTACTCTTAATAACAGGTCTAAATTCAACCATGTCTTTATATAGAGTTCCTGCCTTATATTTCTTTAATTGACGTTCGATTAAGAACTTATTCATAGAATAAGGAAAGGACATAAGAAAATAGATAGCTATATTACCGTATTTATCACTATTATCTCTTATAGTACCTAAATATAATTTATCACTATCTTCAGATGTTCCAATAGTTAAAATTTTACCATTATAATTATACTTAGATTGATAACTTATACCTCTAGTAAAATCAGTATTAGCAATATTGGTATTGTTTTTATAATAACTCCAAGTATTTATAACATTAGGAGCAGTTAAATATTCAAAAATAAAAGCTCCGTGTTTAGTTATATCTTCTGCACTCTCAGATTTAGAAGCAATAATTCCAATATTGTCAATACTTAGTATTTCTCTATCTATAATGAAAGTATAATCTTTATATATAGGTAATCCTACGGCTTTACCGTAGTCAGTTACTCCGTCAAGGCAGAGAGCACCATCATCGTTGATACCGCTTTCTTTATTCCAAGAAATATTATTCAACTGAATATCCCTACCGTTGCCGGAATAGTCAATCAGCTTGTCGCCAAACTCTGCATGATTCTCGTTAGTAAGACCTTGTTTTTCTATATTACAATATATATCAGCTTTAATAGTTCTATCTAAGTTAAAGTAACCAATAATAAGATTAATATCGTCTTCAGTAGCTTTACCTAGTAATGCAAACGTCCAATAATGAGCAACACTAGTTGTTTCAAGTATATTACCATTACCATCTATATATCCTTGTACACTAAATTTTCCTTGTGATAAGTTACCAATTATATTTATAGAGTAATCGTTTTTATCTCCTAGTATAGTATTTACTACATGACTATTACCAGCATTGGAATTACTAATATCGTAACATACATATCCATATATTCCGGTCTTACCAATATTAGAAACATGATTTCTTACATATTCACTAGTTTTAGGTCTTCTAATATAATTAGTTAATGGAACAGAAGCAGGACCTCTATAAGATATTTGATGAATCATACTAACAATAGTAAGTTCTTTAGTAACTCCCATTTCTTGAAGAGTTTTTTGACTAATAATCATGTCGTTTACTCCGTCAGTAACAAACGCTCCTCCGAAGTCAGACAGTTGTTCAATTCTTATATTATTCCAATCATAAGAACTACTTACTGTAAATCCTACACTAACTCTATTACTACTTAGTTTGGATTTGGGTAAATGATAAACGCCATCTTTTGATATATTATATGAAACAGGAATAGTAGCTGTTTCATCAGGAATATAAAGGTATAAAATTTTTCCTCCTTCAGGAATACCTGAAACTTTTATATTCATTTCATTTATTTCATTCTCATCAGCGTACTTATATATAAACCAAGTAGAATTAAAATTTCCATTAGTAATAATTACGTTATCAGTAACTTCTATATTTGGATATATTCTCCAACTAGTAAAATCTTCTTTATACTCACCAAATCCACTATTTAATCTATAAGCACTATTTAGAATCTCTAAATCTCCACCTGCATTAGGAATCTTATTCTTAATAATATTCCTATCAGCATCAGTATTCTTTTTACCGTAATTATCCCAAACTCCAATAAGTCTAGCTTTAAGCTCTGGCGGAAGATACGGTCTATCTCCACCAAGAGCATTATTTTTAAAAGGAATACCGATACCTATACCTATACCAGTATTAGTACCCATATTGTAATGTATCAGCTTCAGCGTTATTAACTTGTTTAACTAACTCAACATTCCAACCGGAATATAGAACAGTAGTAATAGGTTCGTCCATACCAGCAAGAACTACTTCAACTGTTATAGGGTCTTCGGTAATGTTCTTTAATAAGAACGGTTCTTTACCGCCCATTCCATTAGGAATATAAAACTCTGAAACAGCTTCAACTTTACCCATTATAGATATTTGTAAACTGTTAGCTGAATTAGCTCTGTTATAAATACGATTATCCATGATAATTACTTTTAAATGATTATTAATTGGTCTTTGTAACATTCCCCCGTAAAGAGATGTGATTACTGTTAATACTCACTTCTTTATGGGGGATGCTACAAGAAACTAAATTTTGTTTAATTACACAATACTATTATTAACTTTTTAATCTGTCATTCCATTAGCCCAATCAGTAGGAATACTTGCAGAATTACTAATATTAGACTTCTTCATTTCATAAAACACATTAGCTCTATTAGAAGCACTTAAAGTATTAAGCCAATTCCAAAATTCCGGAACACTACCAACAGTAGAAACAGCCTTATAGAATAGACCAGTCACATTAGTAAGTCTTTTATGTTTATCAACATTGAATAATGTAGAATTTATTTTTTTAGGACTTCTATCTGACCTATCTCCTACGGTTTGTCCACTAGCAAAAGCATAACTAATATTTCTAAGATTAACATTCTTATTAAATAAGTTTCCGTCTACTTGTTGTCTCATTGCAGATGTTGATTCAAACTGTGCAGCTAAGAACATCGAAGATATGTCTTGTAACTGTATACAGTTTACATAAGAATCAATAGGTAAGTTAATATGTGCAGGAATAATACAAAAGTAGAACATATTAGATAATGATATTAACTTAGTTAACTTAGAGAACGTATCTGCCGAGTAGAACTCTCCGTCTTCTCCATTACTAACATTCCATTTATATGGATTTAATAATGGCATACGATAGAATGTATAAGACAAATCAGTAGCATTACTAATAGGATAGAATAAATGTGGCGGAATACGTCCTCTTAGTCCATAATCAAGATAATTATATCCAACCATTCCCTCAACTCTACCACTACCAAAGAACACTCCATTTACTTGCATATTATTGCCATTAGTGCAATAATAGAATAAGTCAGGAGAACATATATAGTTAAGTACTTTCTTATTAGCATTAGCATCAGAAGGTGGAGCAAAAGAACCAGCGTTATCTTTAAATCTATTAGGTATAACAGGAGAACAATTAATACTTCCTGTACTAATTGCACTATAAAGAGCACTGTCTCTAACTATATCTTCTAATCCACTAAGACCATCAACACAATATTCATTCCAAGCAAGTTCATACTTATCGAAATCTTTATTCAAGATAACTCTATGAATATCTCTATTGTAGTTAGGCATAGTATGTTCGTCATCTAACCATTCTCTAGGGTCATAATTTGGATTAAGAATATACTTAACTGGATTATACTTTTCATTAGGGACTATTATATCTCCGTAATTACTAGGAGTAAGATTACCATAATTCATAGTATAACCTTGTGCTTCTGTACTTTGAAATCTTTCTAAACAATAAGACATATTAACTATTGTCTTTCTAGGAAGAGTTCGTTGTTTACTATAAGTAATCTCTACTGGCATTTCAGCACTTTCAATCCAATTACCTTCGTTATCTATACCATAATTCTCTGTAATATTCTGACTAGCTGCATCTACTTCATTCCAACCTTTATAGCTAACATTAGAAGTTTGTTCCATATAGAATAGTCCATAAGGAATAAAACCTTTCTTAACGAAGCTAGTTTCTATTTCAGAGAAGCATCTATGAACATTAACTAGTTTACAATTAGAGAAGCCTTTACCAGTAAGCGAGTACTTACAATTCTTCATATCATAATATAGATATGATATATTAGTAAGATTATAATTAGTCTTAAATGAATTAAGAGGAAGCTCAATTACACTATTTGCAGGAAGAATTAGTTTAGAGAAAAATCCAGGTATTTCAACAATAGCACTACAATTAGTAAATACATCGTATGGGAATACTTCATCTTCTTCTTTAATAAACTCTTTAGTAAAACCTTGAAAACATCCTAACGTAGACTGATTAATAGTTTGCTGACTAGTAATGTACTTCAATGAGTTCTTCAATCTACTAAACATTGAATTATGAATAGGAAATGTAATAGTAGAATTATCTCCAATAGAGAAAGAATTATAGATACCGTATAAAGCAGTAGGAAATCTAAGATTAACCTTATTCTTAACAGTACCACCAAATATATTGTATAAAGAACCAGTAGAATTAACAAGTCCTTTAAATGAATCTTGTATATATTTAAGTTTAGTATTCTTATAGAATAAAGGACAATACTTTACTCCATCTTCTACATCTTCATCTGTTATTTGATTAAAGTCTATATTAGAACCATTAAACATATTGATTAAATATTCTAAATCTGGAAGATTAGCAAGAAGTGTTCCACAATTAGCACTAACAAGATGATTATTAATAGTACTATCGCTAGGACAACTATTAATATTATCTACGAATTTAATAACTCCGCTACTAAGATTATTTAGTCTTTTAAGTTTAGAAGGAACATTTTCTTTAAATTTAGCTAAGAAATCAGGACTTGTATATCTAGTACCATCAAAGCAAAATATAGAATCCATATATTGTACATTAACAAGAGGACTAAATAACCCATTATGTTCAGTAGAACCATAATTATAAGTACTAGTTAATATCTTAAAGTCTTGTGGTTGCAATCCCCAAAATAAAGAGTTAATATCAACTACTTTAGTACAATGATTAAACATATTTCTTCTAGGACTATCTAACAAATCCCATTTAATATTCTTAGCACTAGCAAAACAACTACTAAGAGTAGTTACATTATCACATTTATATAAGAAATAATAAACATCATATATACTACAATTAGTTCCATTGAACATAGCACTACAATCAGTAGTACCAATAGTAAAATTAGTTCCTAAATCAATATTATTATTCCAAGCAGTTTTTCCTTCTGTTGTACCAGTATTCGGACCAAACCATTCTCCTTTATAATCAGGAGTAATACCTTCTACCTTTTCTTTAGGTTCGTGAATATAGAACTTAGAACATTGATTGAATACACCATTACCATTAAGACTAATATGTCCAAATACTCTCTTTAAGTTAGAACAGCCAACAAAGAACGCAGAACCTACATTGAAAGGATGTTCCTTATTATTATTAAACTTAAAGTAATGTACACCTTTGGCGTTTTGAACACTGAATTGTAAGTCGATTAATTGACTAACATCAAATATCTTATTACCATTATAAGTAGGGATTGCAGCATTACCATATTGTATAGCTTCAACTTGACTATTAGTTATATTCAATGTCCTAAGTTTAGGAAGTTCAGACGCAGCTTGAATATCGTTAGCTGTATTAGTATTAGACATATTAAGTGCTTTAATATTAGGAGCGCCTACAATATAAACAATAAGATTCCTATTTGTACATGACGATATATTAATTGTTTCAACATTATTACAATTAGATACATTGAATGTAGTTAAGTTACCATTATTTGTACATACAATAGATTTTAAGTTAGGACATGAAGTAATCTTAATAGTATGTAAGTCTCCTAGATTACTAAGATTCAATTCAGCAATCTTATCACAAGAATCAACAGTGACTGTTTTTAATCTCCTACAACCGGAGAAATCTAATGATTCCAAGAACGGTTGATTAACAAGACTAATACCTTCAACTGTTGAATTAGTAATATTCAAAGAAGAAAGAGAAGCATTAGGTAAAGATATAGAAGTTACAACAGAACTAGATATATTCAAGTCTTTCAACTTAGTATATTTTTCTATATTAACTGTAAATGTACCTTGTCCAGCATTACCGCTCCAAAACTTAGTATTACTTAAATCAATATGTCGAACATCAGAAAAGTCTTCATCATTGACAAATATTGTTTCAAATGGAATAGGAGAATCACTAAGAGTATCGACAGACGATAAATCTAGTTTAGAGAAACTAGGAAGTTTCATACTAGACATGAATCTTTGGAATCTCATTCCACCTAATCCTTCTATATCGTTAATTTGAGGAGTATTATTGATAGTAACTTGTGTATTGAAAGAACTAATAGGAGATAATCTAATTTCAGTAGGTTTGCCTTCTTCTAAGAAATATCTAGTATCAGTAGTATTACCAATGTTAACTACAAATATAGCCGGACAATTGGAAGTAACAACCAGCTTAGGATTAGTTGCTTCTGCACCGCCTGCCGAAAACGTTCCTTTATTATTATAAGGTTGAATATTTGCAGCATTACTGTATTTAAACACTCCGTCAAAGAACCAAACGCGTTTCTTTAACCAGTCACGAACATATTCAACACGAGTACCATGTAAGAACTCTATATTAGCATAAGACGCTTCACCACCAGCTTCACCAACGTAAGCTGTAAGATACTTAACATTATAGTCATAATTAAATAGAAGTTCACCACAATTTGCTGTTTGAGCTGCAAAGTAATTATCCACATAGTTATTAATATCTTTGCATATATTATCGTTATTTCTCCATAAGTCCCAAAGTCCTTCAAGAGAATTATCATATACACCAGTATTAGCAAATACAGTATCTCTTAATACATCCCACATACGAGAACTATAAGTATCATATCCACCGTCAACATCATTCTTAGTAATAACTAATGAATTAACATCATTCTTATCATTGTTACTAAATTTATCCAACCAAGCAGTTTTAGCAACAGATTCAAGAGCAACATTATCAAGTCCATTAGCCGTATCCATATCATAGAATCTAATAAACCATTTCTTACTTCCATTAATATCGTAACATACAATAGTCATATTCTTACCAAGAGAATCGACAAGTCCGTATTTTACACATACTAACAAATAAGAGAAAGCATTTCTTATTGAGAACTTAGTATCAAGTTCAGCAGCAAGAGTAGACCAACTAGATTGTGCAGGATATTCACCTTCGGTTTCTTCATATCCTCCTACTGATTCATTCCAAATATACTTCTTAACTGTCGAAGTAGTCATTTGAGCAAAGATACTAAATAGTTCTTGTAGTACTCTCCAAATATTATCATCAGTAACAGGAGCGGTTGGTTCTAACCAGTTACCACCGTTATATTTAAACTCACCTACATGCTTTATAATAGATAAGTCATCTTGCATAAACAAAGCTAACGGTAATGTCTTATCACCGTCTACAATTATATTTGCATTTTCACCGAACTCATAAGAATAAACCTTACGTTGGTCTATGTTTCCAAACATTTCATCTTGAGCATAAGTATGATAAGAAGTAACAAAAGCAGGTAACTTATTATCTACATATTCTCCGGCTGTGTTCTTTATCTTAGTAGTAAAGTCTTTCATAAACCGGAAACCCATATTATAATAAGCTCCACGACCTAAGTTAAAACTATATATACCAAGCATAGTTTGAGTTTCCTCACCATCAAACTGAATAAGAAGAATAATAGGAAAACCTTCAAGTGTCTGTTTAATAGTTACTTTATCTTTAACAGTTCTATCACGAGTATCTACTGGACGGTGAGCTTCTAACTCTTCCATAGGTGGAGTTTTCTCGAATAAGAAATCCGAGTTATCATTAATCCATTTACCAATAGAAGCATTGTTAGCATGAGCACTATCTACAACATCGGCTTTAAGAGTGAACTGTCTTTCGGGAAACCAAGTCTCTTTAGGTTGGAATAACTCATAATCAAGATTACTTCCGTCATCAGCTTTTAGCATCTTATCAAATCTTATTTCTAAGTTCTTAATAAGGTTGTTCATAGTAGAAGTACCTTGTTTAGAGACGGCAACATCAGTAGTATATTCAGAACTTGATTTACCAGAAGTTGGACTAAAGTAACTCATAGTACAACCAGTATACCAGTTATTATTTTGTCCACCTATTTCCTCAAATACAGCACGAGTAAAACCAGTATTAGCACAATTAATTAACATAATATCTACTGGAAGTACTTTAGTAGTATCAGAGATAAGACTATTAAAGTTAACGTTAGCATAAGTCTGATTAATATCGTCCCAAAGTGTTGAGTTTGGTTCAGAATCAGAAGTAGAGAAGAAGTTTCTTAACTTCATTCTGTTGTATTCTGTAAAATCTACACTACCGTCAGCTAATAGAGTTGCTCTAGCTTTTGAGTTCATTGCATTGATAACAATCTGTTTATCATTCGCAGGAACACGGAACAACTTAATATCATAGAAGTTAACATCAGCAAAATTCTGAATTTGTCCAGCATTACTAATATCGCAACCTAGATATATCTTTGAACTAGTTCTCCAAGTAAAGTCATTCTTTATTTCACGAGCTGTACTAAGAATACCGTTAATAAAGATAGCAACAACCATCTTTCCTGGATTCTTATTAACTATAAAATCAACAGTATTAATAACATCTTGTTGTATCTTACAACTCATAGTCTCTTTAATATTACCGTCAGTATAAGACCAAGTAATATCTTCAAGACCTATCTTAATACCTTCCGAGAATTGCTCATCTGTATTGTAATCCCCTATAAAGAAGACTGTTCTATTTGAGAAAGGATGTCTATCTGACTTGAATGTACATGATATACCAAAGCCTTGTCTTGACCAGTTATTAAGAGTAGTAGTATCATCTTTAAATGGTTGTACATCAATTACTCCATAGGCTTCTCCTGATATACGTAACATTGATTGTCCGTTCTTTGTTAAGAAGCCTGAAAGAACACCATTAGTATTATATACATTTAGTTCAGTTGTAGCACCACTAGGTTCAATAGCACCAGGAACTGTGAATGAAGGTTCATTACTTGTCCAAACTTTAGTAGTAGATACTTGTGGAAAACTTTCTTGGCGAATATGCCAACTAGCATATCTACTGTTATTAGGATTTTGGTCAGCAATAAGTGCTTGAGAACTAGATACAACTTCACAAGCTAAAACAGTATCGGTAATAGGGTTGCCTTTTTCAGACCAACAACGAAGAGTTATATTCCAATTACCTAATACTTCTCCTTCAGTTGGAATAGCATAACTAAATACTTGTTGTTTACCACGCTGCACATATTGGTTATCATTATAGTTTCCTTCATCAAAGTAACCTATATCTTTAACAATACCATTATGTTCTATTCTAACAGCATAATAGATAAGACTTACTCCTGCAAGATACGGAGTGAATGCAAATGATATATTACCGCTTTGAGAGAACTTAGTTCTTTCAACTCCTGAATCTACTTCTGCCTTACTAGTAATACCTTCTACAAGTATTACTAGGTTTACACCGTCTTCTACTACTACACGATTTGTTACCTTATCTGATTGAACAGTTTGTTCATTCATTGAAGTAAATGCTTGCGCCTGTATGGTATAAGAACTACCAGCAATAATACTTCCTAAATCCCATAAGTTAACATTGACTTGTCTAGGAGCAGTAGAAGTAGTTTTACCTAATTCAATAGTTTTACTAGCACCATTAGTTACATTAGTAACTACAAGATTAACATCTGAACCAATAATCTTACTAGTAATACTATAAGTAAAGAAGTAATCAATACCAACAGTTGCAGTATTTCCTGATACAGAACTAGCAAGTTTAATACTTGCTTCTACTATATTTAATAGATATGATTCAGCAGAGAATCCGTCTGTATCATTGGCTGTAATTACAACAGAGTGATTACTATTAGAAGAGAATCTGTCTAACTGCGGAATATTAAGAGTTCCAGGAGTATTAGTCCATGCTTCTTTACCTTCGATAATTTTATTACCGTCAAGAGTAACAGTAATAAAATATCGCTTATTATTCTTAGAAGAAGTAATAAGATATTCCAGTTTAATATTAGTAGTTACAGTAGAATAAAGATAATTAGTATTACCTTCTTTTACTATATTACCATTAGTAAGTGTTATTTTATCTCCGGTAGCTCCTCCGCCACCGCCACTTCCACCACCACCATGTTCGGCAAGCCAAGCAATATAACCACCATGTTTCTTCAATGCTTCATCGTGGCGAACAAGAACATCATTAAGACTTTCCGTAGTCTTACCTTCTTCTGCAAGGTCAGGGTCAATAAGACGAGGGTCATCGACCACAATTCCAGTAGCTTTACCTGAAGACGATATATCCCAAGTTCCAGTATCAGGATTATATCTTTTAATATCATCTGCCATAATTATTCAATATTATAATTTGGAAATTTAATATTTATAATATCATTACCATTATTAGTTTCACCATTACCACCAACAACACTGTAATTAGGATTAAGACCTTCTATGTTAACATTGTATTTACCTGAATTATTAAATACATTAGATAATTTCTTAACAGTAATCGTTGCTTGATAATAATAAGTAGAATCATCAACCTCACCTTTATTAAGGAAATACTTAATATAAAAAGGATAACGTTGACCTGCATTTACTTTAGCTGTAACATCTGTCTTACTATTAATAGTAATACTAGCTGGAAAGAAATACCTTAACCACGGAATATTAGGACTAGGTAATTCTTTATTACTAGTATGTTTATATCCCGTAGCTTGACACATTAAATATATAGGAGCTGTAATTTCCTCAACCAGTTGAAACGTACACAAATGTTTAAGCATATCGAAATTCGCATTATTCTCCCAAGATTTAGGGAAAGATTGCCCTTGTAAAGCTCCTTCTGCTGTTTCGGTATATAATTCATCTGAATTAAAATCTTTCTTTAGAACGTCCGCAGTGACCTGTATGATAGGCTTCATAGAGCTGTTTTCGTTCTCTAAAATGGGATAGCTGCAACTGTACGTATGTTTGTGTCCGCCAAGACATAAACGGTAATTATGGGTCTGTAAGAACTTTGAGAACCAATAGGCATTAACTTTAGTTGTATTAAAGTTCAAACGACTACCGCTTCGTTCTACGCTGGTATCTTCTTTACCGTCCCAATAGAATGAATTAATAAGATTTTGAGTAATGATAGTAAAAGGCATTTCATGACAATAAGCTATCTTAGCTTTAGCATTAATAGCTTTTCCATCATCTCTTTCACACCATTGTTTTATTAAGTCATACATTACTCCGGTAGTAGAAAGTCCATAAACACTTCGTTCAGTATTAGAACTTATCTCACTATTAACACATAAGAAATGAGTATGACCAACATCGAATGAGTATAATGATTCAACGAATATTTCCTTTCCTTCAACAGTAAATACAGGAGGATTTTCTTCATCCATTTCATAACAATAGAAAAAACGAATGTTAGTAGCATTGATTTTAGAATCATCTCCACCGTCACCAAGAACATAGACATTAGCAGGAGTAAGGTCATTGTTACCAACAGTAACCATTTCTGCAATATCATATAAAGATGCTCTACCAGCTTCGTAATCTAACCATTCATTAATACGATTACCATTCTGTGTCATATCACCAGTATTAATCATAAAGTAGCACATAGATATGTTACTAGTTTCATATCTATTAAAGTCCTTCTTTATTTGGTCAGCGGCTATTCTCCACACATTATATTCATCCCAATTAAAACCTTGTTGGTCGGAAGTCTGAACAAAGTTAAGAGCATCATTTTCCATATTTTCACTCATAACTACAAACCTGCGAACATCGCTCCTATAAGTTTCGTCTCTACCTACGTAATATTCATAATAGACATTCTTGTTTCTTGTATGAGTATCATATTGTTCTCCTAGATGAGTAAGTATTACCTTATGAGTAGTAAACGGAGTACCGTCAGTAGTTATAGCTCTAATACGATTATAGTATTTACGAACACCAGTTTCATTCTTAAACGATTCCACTTTAGTCCATTCAGTATAACTATTATCACTACGGTATGCACGATACCATAAGTATTCATCATAGTAACCTACAGAAACCCAATTAAAACATCTACTAGCATCATCATTAGGCTCATTACTTTCATTAATAGTATAACAAGCCTTGCGTCCTAAAGTCATAGTGACTTTATTAGGTTTGGTACTATCTAATAAAGTCTTATTAAAGAATATATTCTTATTCTCAAAACTAGCTCTAGGAGTATAAGATTCTACTCTAGGAATAACATCAGCTTCTAGGTTAACAAAGTACATATCATTAGCATTATTTCTAGCACTAAGAGCTTTAGTAGCTTGCTTAACATTATCCATAGTATAATACTTAGTAAACAAATACTTACTACTAAGATAACCATAAGCAGTATTTTCAGAAGCATCAACTTTATCAGCATCACCGGCATTAGGTATTTGTAGTCCAACCAAATCAATATAACCTTTAGATACCCTTATGGGGGAAGTCGCGTTATTATAAGGATTTGCAACTGAACTAGGCTCTGTTCCCCAAGTCAAGAAGAACTTAGCTTTCTTATTATCAAACTTAATAGGATTACCGTCACTAGCTATCCATTCCATATCATAGTTCTCAACTTTAATACGAGTAGTATTAATATTCATTACTGAACATTGAGCACCTCTAATTAAAAATGTCGAACCAGCTTTGATATTCCCCCATAAAGGGAGTGTCTCCCAGTCTCCTCCTTCTGTACCATACTGTAATGATAATCCCTTTAGAGATATATCTTTACCTGTAAGATTACTAAGTTCAACGAAGTTATGAGAACACGGATTATAACTATATTCATCACTTGTAATACCACCACAATATAATGAATTGATATATAGCTTTTGTAGATATAATGTAGTTACATATATCCAACCTGTTTCAGGGTCTTCTTGTCCACCAGTAGGTTCAGCTTGAGCTGTATCTAGTTCTTTCTTATATACTATTAATTGTCCATTGTTATTTACCTTAACTCGATATATTTGTCCATTTGGTGCAACAAATCCAATAGTATCTAATTTATCTAAAGCATCATAATCTATACTACCTCCACCTCCTGAACTACTACCAGTAAGATTAACAGGTTCTCCATTAATCTTAGTATATAGACGTTTTACATCAGTAGCAATAAGAAGTTCGTAATCTACGAAGTCATTAAAATTATCTTGAATTTCTTTAAGTGTTCCATAATGACCACGAACAGCTTTAGTATTAGGTTCATATTGGTCTGTTTCAGGTTCGAGACTTTCACCAACAGCTGCAACACGAATAGCTAACTGTCCAGTATTTGGGTCAATAGGTTCGTATTCCTTTAGAACCGACTTTGTAAATGTATTACTAACATGACCAGGATTTATAATTAAGTCTCTCTGATGTACAATAGTATCAAGGTAGTTTTGTATAACTTGAATAGCTTGAATTATTGGGGCTAATTTCTCATCCTTTTCAAGAGCTGTTCCAAGACCAGAAGTATCTACCCAAAGAGCATTAATATTAGCTGGCGGAGTATCTTGAATATAAACTGTTTGTATAGGTTTATCTCCACCACCGGCTTGTTTAATAACCAAATGTTCGTTATCAATACCGCCATTAAACCAATATTCATTAATACTATTATTATGTTTAATACCAATAGTAAGTCCAACACTACGTAATTCAGGAGTAAGAGTTTCAAGAGCTTCTTTAACACTGCTATAAGGTCCGTACTTAGCATCAATATCAGGTAGAGGGTTATAGTTATCATCTACGCTGTTATTAATAATAGGTTGACCTATACTTATTCCTTTTCTCATATTACTTGTTTTTACAGGTTATACGAATAGTATCATCAAATACAGAAGGAGAATATAAGAAGAATACTTTATAATGTATATCGTCAACAATACCACCAGGATTGTTAGTCTTATAAGCACCGTCTGAACCGTCCCAAAGAGTAGTAACAAGAGTAGTACCATATTCAGCTTTAACAAGCGTCATAAGTGTATCGGGTATAAGAAGATAATGAATCTTCTTTTCTTGATGAATAGTAAATGTATTATTCTTATCTCCTGTAATAGTTCTAGGAGTATTACCTTCTAGTGCCATAATATCACTAACAGACATATTTTGAAATGTCTGCGGTGCAATATCTGTATGTCCATAATACATAACATTCATTTTAGGAATAGACTTACATTCGACAATAAAGTCATTAGAATAATATGTTTCACCGTCTTCTCCTTCTATACTAGCTCTAAATATATAAACTTGTCCTACTTGAGCATTAAGCGTTAGTTCATTAAACTTAGCCGGACTATCAATAGATAATCCCGAAGCTATAATATTCTCTCTTTCGTTAATAACTTGATATATAGTAAGAGTATCTTTAACTACATATTCTTTATTAGCGATAACAAACGTAGCTTCATTATATTTTATCTGTTGAGCACCAGTAATTGACATAGGAATATTAAGTTCAAATGTCATAAATACAGGCTTCTCATCAGTAGTATATTCAGTACAGTTCAAAGCTAAAGAAGTATTAATATAATTAATGAGTAAATCTGCCTGTTTCCAATAACCTAATGTATAGGCAGCACAAGCAGATTGAAACATATTCCAACAATTAATGATTTGACGATTGATACCTTTACAAGTAGAAGTACAATCTTTAATCATATCTACTCCTAAGTCACTTAACTTAATAAGCAATCTCTTATAGACACAATTATACTTACTAGGAACATCCAAGTAAGTATACATTCCATTTTCATTCTTTCTCATTGCATTACTATTAATTCGTTATACATTGCAATTAGATTTTGTTGTTGTTTCTCACTAAGTTTAGATTCTACATTTTGCATGTGACTAAGAATAGTCATAGCACTATATCTACATATATCTTCATTAGTAAGAATGAATCCAACGGTAGAGAGGTGTACAACTTGTACACCTCTATCAACCAATTTGCTATTTACATTATCGAAGTTTATGTCCATTACTTTAATGTATTATTCGTTATATAAGTTATATAAGACTGAAACTTCAAGTTTATTTTATTGTTAAAACTAGATATTTTATCTTCTTTACTAAGATTGTTATTAAATACTATCTCTATTATAGACTTCTCCACTGACGGCATCCAATCCTTTTTCATATTATCACTAACCTTAACTCCATTAATCTTGTACAATGACAAGCTAGAGAATACAGTATAAAATTCAGCATTAACTATATTATGGATATTAGCTAGTATATTATCTTTGTTAGTTTGAACGTGGTTGTTAATAACAGTATTAGTAACGAATATTGTTAATCTCATTGCGGAAGCAAACATAGCATCGTCTATTGCAGTCTTACATTTGTCTTTATCTTTATCTATAATATTCTTTGTAATATCTGTGATAAAGGTCGAGACTTGTAATAATGATTTAGATACTTCATCAAGAGTATCACTAATAGAACTAACAAACTTTTCGCTTTCAGTCTTTTTCTTATTATCCAACCATTTATATAATAGTAGGAAAATAGAAATTGTTATCAGGGAACTTAATCCTTGATTAAGAGCAGATTCGATAATTTCCTTCATCCCTATCTATGATTAAAGGGATTACTACTAATATTAAATACTAATAGCAACCCCTTTATTTAAACTATTACGAGTTATTCTTTAAGCCTTGCTTTGAGCTTCTGCCGCAACCGGAGTATTGATAGAAGCCAAGATTGTGTCAAGAGTAGCAATTTGTGCAGCTTCTGTCGGAATAGCTAGATGAATTATAGTCTTAACATTTTCGGTGCTACCACTACGAAGGTCACGGTGTGGATAGAAAGTCAGAGTATATACTGTCCAACCACCAGCATTAGAAAACTCTGGAAGAGTATATAACTTACGAGCATCGTTACTAGTAGAGTTAATACCTTCTGCACCAATACAACGAATTTGTAACTCTTTAAGAGCAGCATCATCATTAATCGGTTTCATAGCTTTAGTAGTAGTAATAGTAGCTCCGAACATTGAATCGCCTGCAATCAAGTTCCATGCTTCATAGTCAATACCAGTTACAGTAATCTTAGCAACAGAAACAGTAGCAGTGAATCCTTCATTTTTACCAAGAGATTTAAGTTGGTCACCTAATTTCTTAGCAATAATAGCGGCAGTATCGCCTTCACGAGCACGCTCACTAGCTGACCACTTATAACGTTCATTAAGAACAGTATGAGCTTTAGCCATAGTTAACGTATAGTCCTTTCCTACTACGGGGGTAGGAACAGTAACTTCCGCACTGAATTTAGTTCCGGCAGTATAGACACTCTTAACATAAGAGAAACGTCTAGTATCAATATTAGATACAATATTGGCATACTTGCTCTTATTAGCAAATGCTCCACCACCAACAAATAAGGTAAACATCGGAATGTTCTTAGTAAGAGCTTTCGAGATGATTGCACCTTCATGGTCGTAAAGAGCAACAGCACCTTCTGCAATACCAGTAGCATTAACAGCTGCAAGAGTAGCGGGAGTAGTAGCCAGTGCAACATTACCTGCAAATAACAGTCTTTCCATTTTATTCTAATTTAGATAATTCGTTTGAAACTTTCTCATAACTATTATTATTAGAGATAGCATTAAAGGTATTAACAGCCCTCTTAATAACTTCGTGCATAGCAACATCTGATAGTTCATTCGTAGTATTAGTTGCAATACTAATTAGAGTAGGATACTTAATATAATTAACTAAGAACCTATCTATTTCAAATGTTGCAATTACTTCAATATTAGATTCAGTCTTATAACATATAGGACTTATAACAATAGACTTTGAATGATAATCGTTCATCGTTTCACTCACTAAGTCTAAGTCTATCAATCTACAACGATAAGACTTATCCCCCTTAAAGGAGTAAACAGATGTATAGAACATGGGTGTTGGATAGTCGTTTAACTCTATCTTATAACCAGTACCAAACATTATATCTCCTTGTTCAGCTTCAATCTTAATACTAGTATGAAGAGGACTAAGTTCTGTTAATCTTATAACATTATCAGAGATACCATCGAGTTCACGATTACCCTTACGAGAGAAAACGTCTTTGATATATTCGATAACCTCTAAGTTAATTAGTCGGTCTAACTCTTCAGGAAGTATAGCTCGGACACTTTTCATACCCATTTGTTGGGCTAAAAGCATGAACTCGTTATGTATCTCTTTTACTTTCATAATAACCAGTTATTATAATTTAAGTTTAGTTTCAAGTGCTCTTTTGTAGTCAGCATTTTCAGGATTACTGAAATAAGCTAATGCTTCTTTCATGTTAGCTCCAATGAATCCGCCTTCGGGAGTTAGAACAGTTTGGTTAACTTCCGAACGAACTAGTTCTCCTCTAGCGATAGCTTCTTCAATAAACGCTTGAAGTTCAACTTGTGAATTGTTAAACAGTTTGTTGAATTTCTCCGGCTCTTTAATTGCGAACTCGTCAAGAATCTTTTCTTGAATTGTACGGTCAAGTAACAAGTTAGACAATACATCTTGTTTGTTGCTTGCACAGTAGCATACAAAGATAGCTTTGAACTTAGCATCATTATCAATAGCATCAAGATAATTACGTCTTGCTTTGTTAGCCTGAATACGACTACGTTTCAAACGATTAGCTTCACGTTGTTCATCTTTTATATAGAACTTGATTCTAGAATCAAAACTAATAACAGATACGTCTTTAGCTACAATCGGATATAATAGGCAATGACGATATGCAAGATAATCATCTACTTTAATAGGATGTCCATATTTATAACGAGTAGATTCAAGAGCATTAATCTTATTGACATATTTAGCAATAGCATCTTTCAACTGTTTAGGATTAGACTTTTCAGCATTATCATATTCTTCTATGATAGCTGTTTCATCTATTTTATAATTCAGATAATCTCTTTTCTTTCTCCATTGGAAAGAACAATTAAGTTTCTTCCCTTCACCATCAACAGGAATAGATATGCTATTGAACCAACGTTGAACACGAGTAATATATTCCTGTGAATTAACAGAGCAACCAACAAGAGAAGGCATGTACGCTTCCATTTCTTTATAGTTGCTAGTTAAGATTCTAGCTGAATTAATACTACCACCAATGCTATCATGACGGTCAACGATATATCTAGCATTAACTTGACGATAAACAGAATTAATAGTAATATCAGTAGCAAGAGCTATTGTAATATATCTTTCTTCTAAGAAGTCTCTATCTAAACCGTCTTCTTTTTTAAGAAGTTGTTCATAGGTTTCTCTAGGAGTTTCCGGAGCTTTAGCCTGTGTAGTAGCACTAGGGCTATTAGTTGGATTATTTAGACTACTGCCGAATGTTCCGGCTTTTGGTGCTTGTCCTTCCATTATAATTTCAATTTTAATTGTTTAACTTAGAGTACGCACTCCAACATGAACATCTTCTCTTGTCTGTCTACTTGCAGACCACGAGACATCTTAACTTCATATTGAGATTTATCAATATCCGTAGATATAGAATTGCTAGGAACAGAACCCCAAGACGGTGGAATAGGAGTAAGACCTTTCAATACACCAACAAGGTAAGACTGACCTTTCATACGTACCATACGAACATTACGATTTCCGTTATATACAGAGTTGTCAATGAACATCAGTTTGTGAGATGTCATAGGCAAGCCAGTACGAGGATGAATAAGTCCATTAGCTTTTGCTGTTTCAGCAATAGGAGATTTATCCAAGAAAGGAAGATGAATACAAGTAACAGTATGTCCGTCAATAGTCTTATACTTACCGAAGTATTTACCATAAGTAAGACCACCTGCTTCTTCACCAATCATTTTCTCTCCAAGTGGAGTAATGAATCCTTCGGACTTAACATCTTCACGGATAGCCATATCGAAATCTTCGATACCACCTTTACCTGCATACAGAGTAATCTCCATAGAACCAGTATCGGTATCTTTATCAACTACGTCACCAATAGTTCTTTTTAGCTTGCTAAGTGGCAAGTATTCACCATAAGTATCGTAGTTAGATTCTTCAAGGATTTCAAACATACCGGCAGTTTCAGGAATTGGTTGGTCGTTATCCCAATCCTTCATATCAATAGTACCATTAACAGTACGATTATAACGAGATGTCCATAAGTCAATCTCGTTAGAGATACGCATCTGAACATCGAACTGGCGCATTTCTTCGTTAATCCAACGAGTATCAGTACCACCGCTTTTAGTCTTGAAAGCATAACTAACAATAACATTACTAATGTTACCTGCAATTTCCTTGCTATAACGCTTAAATCCTAGCTGGGATTTCATAACTCCCGGACCCATTACATTAGTCTTGTTACCCTTAGAATAAGATTCAGGAATAGACGGAGCCAACATACACCAATACTTACCTTTTTCAAGATTAGCAGGGTCAACATAAGCACTCTTATCTGGATTCTTTAACTGCAAAGAATACAGATGTCCACCATGACTACCAGCACCATGGTCACGCATTACACGAACAGCAGTCTTACTATCAGGAGCAAGCAAACCATACTGTTCAATAATAAGACCAGTAGCAAACTCAACTTTAATAGGTTTACCACCAATACCCGGAGTAGTATCACTAGTATCAGCCCAAACAATGTAATCATTGAATCTCTGACGACCCATTGTCTTCCAAGTCCACTCAACAGTAGTAATATCACGAACACCAGCAGCACCTTGTCCTTCTGTAAGGAAAGTTAGCGGGAATCGGTCATCTTCCATACCATAAGTGTAAGTCAGGAAGTTGTTAATCTCTTCCGGTTTTTGAATCATTAAGGCAGCAAGAGATTGCTCATTAGAGTAACCTCTATCATCATATCTACCTCTTTCGACTTCTCTTAATCTGTACATATTTGTTTTAATTTAGTTAGTTCAAGACTAGTTGGTCATTATCAACTGTCTTAGAATTATTACCTTTACTATTGATAATAACAGTCCTTTTACCAGTAGTTTGTGCTGCGGTAGTTCTAATAGATAGAACTTTCTGCTTATTAACAGCCATACCGACAAGACTAGCATAATCGCCACCAGTAAACCTAAGAAATGCTTTAAGTAAATCATCCTGCATACGAGCATTAGAATCAACTTTAGCTTCGTCTAACATATAAGCTGTATTACCTTCATTGTCAACAGGAGTAGACACATACTTCAAGAAGTCTTTGCGACTAAGCATTACTTTCTTTCCGTCTTTGTTACATTGAATCTGTTCAGGAATACTATAACCTAATAGTTCGCCTTTACTAATAGTCTTTTCTACACTATCCCAATATGCTTTCTCTTCGGCAGCAGCAGCAGCTTCTTTAGCTTCTACTTGTGCTTTCTGTTCAGCAAGTCGAGATTCATAAATGCTATCAACAGCTTCTTTAGATTCAACAGCAGTATCATAAAGAATACCGGCGTTCTTACAATAGTCAATGAATTTATTTACATCTCCTTTTTTACCGCTAAGTTTCCATTCTTCACGAATGAAAGTAGCCTGTTGTTCTTCGTTATCTTTACTAACAGTAATCTGACTTCTATCAGGAATTTCTACGAAGTCTTCAAGAGTACCGTTAAGTTTAAGATGATTGATAACTTGTTCGACTTGTGGATAAGTTTCAAACAGATTGTTAAGAGCAGCAGTTTGAGCTTCTGCAATTTTATTCTGAATTACTGTATCAACATAAGCAGTAACACCTTCTGTATTATTATCGAATACAATAGGATTACCATTTTCATCTTTAAAGTCAGAACCGAAACGAGTTTGTAATTGTTCAAGAACACTTGGTTCAGAACCATTTTGAGATATAAGTTCAGCAAGTTCAGCAGCAGTACGGAACACAGTTCCATCAGCAGCAAGAGCATTACCGTTAGCATCAATAGTATAATCTACACCATCAACGTTTACAGTATCGCCTTCTGATAATACCACTTCTTCCCCCGTAGAGGAGCTTCCTTGCTGTCCTTCTCCTTGTCCCTGTTGTCCTTCTTGGTTTTCACCACCATTATCAACAGTACCAGTATTAGCACCTTCGCCTTGTCCTTGTTGTCCTTCTTGTCCAGCACCTTGTTGTCCCTGTCCGACAGGATTGCCGTTAGCACCAGAGCCAGTACCTTGACCTCCAGTATTAGCAGTATCGCCATTATCAATACTACCAGTACTTAAATCTAAATCATTATTACTACTAAAAGTTCCCATAATAAATATGTTTTGATTATTACTTTCACTCAAATGTAATCTAATAATATGAGAAAGCAAACTCTTACTAGTCTGAATACTCTTATTATTAGGTTTAGAATTGCTCGTATTCGTATTTAAGTATTACTAGAGTTAATCTTATTAGCAGAAATTTTGCGTTCGATACAGGGCAAAAGAATGAGCCATTTTAAGACCCGTCACGGCATTTTAATGCTTTCCTTTACAGTTCATCCATTTGATAGGGTAAATGCAACAGAGGCAAAGGAAATGCTATCTACGTCGATTCTATGGGTACGAAAAACCCTACGGAAAGTTCCGTAGGGCATGTCTGAATCATAGAGAACGGTATATAGCTAATTATAACTTAGTGTTCACTTCTTAGTAGAACTAGATTTAGACTTAGGACTATCATATCTATTCTTATTCTCTTTAGCTATCTTTAGTTCATTATCTCTATCTAAAGCAGAGTTAATCATATCTAAGTCTTTAGCTCGTTTCTTTTCATTTAGTTCAGCTTGTTTCAATGATAGTTCGGCAGAATTATCTTGTGGAGCAGCTTGTGCAGGTTGATTAGCTAAAGCAGCCATAGCAGCTTCAGTATCCATTCCTTTAGCAAGTAAATCATAATAACCTTTGATTTCTGCCAGTCTAGCATCTTGTTCTCCCTTAGCAACTATCTGTTCAAGAGTTGCTTTATTCTTAGCTTCTTCTAACTGTTGGTCTAATTGTCTAAGTGATTCTTCATTCTTCTGACGAATCTCTTGATAACGATTAATAGCTAGTTTAAGACTAGATATATTACCAGAAGTAATAGCAGCAACAGCAGACATTAAATCTCCATTTTGACTAGCATTGAAAGCCCACTCTTTAAGTTGTTCAAACTTCTCTGTTTCTCTATCAGAGTTTTTAGCTTTGATTACATATTGTCCAAGAGTATGATTATCTACATTAAGAGATATATATTGCTTTCTATCTGACTTATCATAATAAGAAGTATCTAATCCATCTATCCAAGCTAACTTAGAATTATTTAAATCTATTAGATATTCGTCCTCACGGAACTTATCAAACATATAGTTAATAATAACTGTACCCATTGAACCACGAATAATAGCTTCTTCTGTTGTACCTTTACCAGCACTAGTAGCTATCTGTCCGTAACGTTGTGGTGTCATATCTACCATTTCACGAGCACTAGCCTTAATAGATTCAATAAGATTAGATATTTCAGTAATATAGCCGGAGATATTAGCGTCAAGCATTTTAATAGATTGTGCTTTAGTACTATTAATATCTTCTGCATCATCATACGGGAATATACCTTCTGCTGCTATATTATAAATAGCTTCTTCTGCATCTTCTCCAAATAAAGATTTAGCTGCAACAAGAATAAACATCTTGTTCTTAGCTATCATCATCTCTCTATGATAAGAGAAGATATTAATTAGTATTTGGAATGGAGTAAGTATTTCTACAATAGAGAATCTTCCCATTTGAGGAAGTACTTCTTGAAGTCCACAATATTGTAATCTAACATCATCATCCAATTGGAAAGGAATAGGTTTAGCACCACCGGGATATATACCAAAACGTTGACCACCTATACGATAACCTTCATAAACTTGTGGTTTATATACAGAAGTTATCTCAATATGTCCAAGTTCAGGATTAAATTCAAAATCATCAGGAACAATCATTTCATCAACTAATCCTACCTCATTAATATATTTTAGTATCTTAACTTGTGTATAACCTCTCCAATTAACATGCCATACTTCAAGTAGTTCTCCGTTCTTTAATCTTAAATCATAACCATCAGAAGGAAATATCTCTCCATTATCGTTCTCATAGCTCTTACACTTTTCAGGGAAATAATAAGTATAAGCATTAAGACTAAGTGTACGAGTAGCACCAACTGTACTAGGATTATAATACTTAGTTATAAACTCTAGTTCTTCATCTGATAGTTCATCAGAGAATTGGTCTATTACTTGATTATAACTCATCAACATTCTACGAGCTACAATATCATACTTAGATACCATTTGCTCTCCATTAGGAACAGGAAACATATCAGTAGTTGGAACCCACTCTTTAACTAGCTTTTTACCACGAACAGTATGGAAACTATAAACTTCCCCTGTAACGATATAGTTAAAATACTCAACTGGAATTATTGTCTCGTTATTAAGAACATCATCAATAACTTCTAATAGTTGTTGAGCTTGTGAACTTATTTCATCTATATAATTATCAATAAAGTTCTTTTCAAACTCTTCTGCATCAGCTGCTAATTGTTCAGGGTCAACCTCTTGTATTGGTTGTCCTTGAGCTTCTAGTTGAGCATTTTCAGCTTGTTGTTGCTGTATTCTCCTTTGAAGTTCTTGTTGAAATGCTAACATAGCTCGCTTGACTATATCTTCTCTAATAGCAGCATCACGAGCCATAATGATTTCAGGATTATTAGCACCAACAATAAATTCATGTTGAGATTTAACGTATTCTGATAAATAACGACGAACTACATCATTAATAATATCAAGATTCCTTAGAGTAGCAGGAAACCTTTTAAAGTTCTCCTTCGTAGCATTATAAGGATTAAGTGTTTTACGATAGAACTCGTCAGGCATTTCTCCATGAAGTATTTCAAGAAGTTGTTCTGTTTTAGTTCTATCATTACACGCTAGTCCGGCAGCAATACAATAATCTATTGTTCTACCAGCCCAGTATTCATCCTTTTCAGAATTAGGGACACGCTGTTTAGGCATGTCCCCAAGTCGAGCATTTAGCTTAGCATCAATCATAATAATTCGCTTAGTTTAATAAGTATATTAATGTACCAATCAATAGCACCCGTACTTATTACTATAACTAGCATTAATACGAATCCTATCATTCCGCCAAGCAATGTAGCTAAAATATCTAAGAAATCAAACTTACCGCCATACATTTTATCTTTAAATTCCATGCCTACGGCTAAGCCTACTACTAACATTATTCCTAGTAATCCACATGGGATTGCGTAGAGGAAATGTTTTAACCTGTTGCTTTCTGTTAACCAACTCATAATTAATAACGTTTACGATTCCAAAAGTTTTCTTTCTCTGTTTGCACTCTCTGTCTATGTTCAAGCTGCTTTTTAGCAAACTTATCATTAGCAGCCCATTCAATACCACGAACAATCATTTCAGATACACGGTCAAAATTACCAGTATTAGACCATTTCTTTAACTCTAGTATAGACTGATAATCATATATAGTATGAAGAACAAGCATATCACGACCATCCTCGAACCTCCCTATGGGGGAATACAACATTTCCTTTAACATTCGAAGACCATCGAGTTTAACTGTTTCACTACTAATATCATAACCAATAGTATTAATCTTCTTAGTATTAATATTAGTATCCCATAAATGAACTGGATGATAACCTAAATATTTAACGGCTTTCCACTTCTTAAAATTACTAACTGTTTCACCACGATTAATCTCGACATTAGTTGTACCAAGACAATTATAAGTAATTGCAAAGTAATAACAGATTCTATCTGCTTTTTCTAGTTCATCAGGACGACCATAATATACAGCACACAATCTAGGACGATAACCATTATATATACAAGGATTCATCCAAACCTTAATACTATTATGTGAATGTTTATTAGTAAGTTCCTTCTTATCTTTATCAATACCAACAGGGTCATAACTAATACTATATATTCCTGGAGGAGTACCTTTAGTTAGCTGACCTGTCTTTTTATCTATATATTCTACTTTAATTGGATTAAACCATTTACGAATACAACCTTCAGGGTCTTCGTTAGAGTGACGAGGAACATTCTTAATATAATCAAAATAATCCTTCTTAAATACACCACCAGTAGCAGCAATACGTTCATTAGGAATAAACTCGAAATTATCTGAATCATATTCTACAAACTTACCATCTATATAGAAGTTATATTTATTAGACATCTTTAATTCTTGCTCCCATTCATCTAGTATCTCACTACTAAATATATTCTCACTCACAGAACTAAATGATTCACTAGGCATATTAGCATATTGTCCACAATAACTAATAAACTTAGCAAATGATTTACTCTTAGCTTTTTCAGCAGCACGTTCTTCTTCTGCTATCTGAAAACCAAGAGCTATATCAGAATTACCATCATCATCAAGAGAAGTAAGAGTAGCAATTTGATTATCATCGCCAATCTTATAACCTTCAAGTCCCCAACAATAAGGTTTAAAGTAACCACATACTTCCGGTCTACTATCTTTATCCCATACATTTTCAAATGCCATAAAGTTTCTACCTCTAGGGTCATAGAAATTTTGTTCAAATGTTACCCAACCTGCGTTAGCTTTACCAGCAGTACCCCAAGCATTAAGAAAACCAGTAGTAACAGAGCCAGTCTTTAGAGTAGGTTCAGTTACATCCATAAAATCATCAAAGTTCTCAAACTCTGACATCTCTTCACATTTGATTTCTCCGGCATCCTTACCAACAGCAGCAGAAGGATTATTCTTAGTAGATACAGATATACAAGCACTATTCCAACTGTTATCATCAATAATAGCTGTACTAGGGTCTTTATAACCTAAGATAAAATCACTAGCATCAATCTTAGCTATACCTCTAGCAAAAGGAGTATTAGATTCATAGAAGATAATTTGCTTCTTCATAAAGTCAGATAGACCACCTGACTGAACCAAGAACTTATTATCACTAGCTGCATGAATAACAGCGCGATTAGGAGTAAGATTAATAAAGTTAGCAGAACCAATAGCTTCCATATAACTAAATCCACCACGTCTTGTCTTATCATTAATAAGGAACAAACCGTTCTCCCGACAAAACTGTTTAATTAAGAAGTACCACCATTGACAATCTATAAATCTAGGAAATCCTCTTATCTTACGACCAGTAACTTTACCTTCTTCTACTCGAAGTGTTTTAGTATCTAGTTTAAGAATACGACCATAATTAATAAAATTATAATGTTCACCAGTAATATAGACATCTTCTATCTCACCAGTTCTAGTATCCATAAGACAAGGAGCTTTAAAACCAACAAGTCTACGTAGAGTTTCCTGTTTACGAAAGTTTATATGAGGCATACTATCTACTGCAAATTTAGTATAAACTCCTTCTTTTTCATAAGTAACAGCAGCAGGACGTAGAAGGTCTGTATTAACAAAACGCTTATGTGGGTCAATATTCATTAAGAATCCTCCGCTTTCTCCTATTAAGAAATGGTCGAATGGGTCTTTATATCCACAGTCTCTTGCGTGCTTATATTTCTTTCCTTTATCTTCTTCGTAATAGAATTGATAAAAGGGATATTCACTTAGCTGCATAATTCACAATTAGTTATTTTAATAGTATAGCAATAAGAATAGCTAGTACACCCGTACTAGCTATAAATCCATTACGTTGCTTCTTATACCTTTTAGACTTATTATATTCCTTATTAAGATTAACAATAGCTTGATTTCCTAGTATTGTTATCCTCTTTATTTCTTCGTGTTGCTTAGATATAATAGAATCCTGCAAGTAGCTATCTCTAATTTTTAGTTCGTATAACTTCTTGTAGGATTCATATTGACTTTTATACTCTTCTGAAAGTATTAACTTTGCATTGGCTATTCTTAATACTTCTTTATCTAGGCGTCGCTTCGCTCCGCCATCCCCCGTAAAGGAGTAGGATTGCTGTAAGCTATCTACCTTCGTCTCCAACCTTTGGATTCTCAACTCTGATTGGTTTTGACACAAGATATATGAAGCGTTCGAGAATAGTAATACTATCAGTATCACTAATTGCTTTATCAAATTCTTTCTCATACTGATTAGTATTATTAAGAGTATTGAGAATAGAATCTATTACTAGTTGTAAACTATCTCTTTTTGTTTTTATTTCCTGATATATTGTATCAGGAACGATAAGCGGGACTTCTACATTTTCCTTATTAAAAACAAAATTGTTTAATACTCCAATTATAACAAATGGGATTATTACTACTATTAATAGTCCTATTCCAATACTCTTTAGTTTCATATTATTAAGTCTTTTTCTTCTAACAACGTGTAAGTAAATACATCGCCCCACAAAGGAATTGCTAAGTTGACTATATTCATAAGTTCTCTAAAATCCATACTTCTAGCTAGAACTTGACAACCAGCAGACCAACCATCAACAACAATACTTGATTCTCCTGCTTTATGAATATTAATGCCAAACATTCCTTCTTCTATTGTCGATTCATCACAATCAAGATAGAAATCTTTATTAGCATCACGGAATACTTTAACAGGTTTATGTTGAACAAGAGCAAGATATTGTCCCTTATGATAACCTTTCTTAAAACAACCACGATACTGACCAGGAACTAGAATTGCACAACCTTTAATATTAACAGGATTAGTAAGACTTTTATAGCCGGGGTCAGTAGTACAAGGATATATAGGAGTATATCTCTTACCATTAGCTGTCCAATAATCAATTATAAAAACATCATTGAACTCATTGCCATGTTCTTTGGAACGAACACCAATAAGATTAAGATTATATTTACCTTTATCAAAATAAGCATAACCTTTATTCTCTAATGTCTTTCTCCAATCAACAGTACGACATCTATCTATTAATAAGTTATTATATTTAGCCATAATATTACATTTATATTATACAAATAAATTCATTTGTTGTTTCTGACTTCCATTAACGGTTTGATAACGGATATTAAGCATAGTATCTATTTCAGGTTCTAATCTAGGAATCTTATACCATTTAGCTGTTTCAGTTCTACTTTCATCAATATGAAAACCGTCTTTAAATCTTTGAGGTCTACCATATTGATTAAGGACAAACGGAACTTCAATATGACAAAGAGCTAAACCACGACAAGGCAAACCAGTAATAAGATGAACCATTTTAGCATATAGATTTAACTGCAAGGCATAAGTAGTACCGTTACAATTAGGTAGACCACCAAACGGTGGAAGTAGAACATCTTCCGGTTTATGAACCCATTCATCTGTTTCTTGTACTGGACGAACAGTTTTATCCTTCTTATAGTATCCTGCTTGAAATCTAAGACCTGTACGATTAGTTTTCCAATCAAGAATAACAAAGCCATCTTCACGAATAGGAAGTATATCAATAGTTCCACTAAGAAGATACTTAGGAAGAAAAGCTCCTATCTCTGAATATATCTTATAGTCTCGTTCAGTATAGAACTTGAATACTTTATATATTTCAGGATATTTATTTTCAGTATGTTCAATAAAAGCATCAACATCGAGAAGTCTTACATGACTATCAACAACATCTAAATCAGCAACAGTAACCATTTGTTTACTTTCTTGTTTATTCAGATATTTAATAGCATTAAAGAACTTACTATTCTGACGAATACCATCTTCAAAACTATTATGATAGACATTACCCATATCACAGGCTTTATCTCGTATAGTATCCCATTGGTTCTTTATGTCTTTAATAGAAGTGTTTTCTTCTTTAGCTTTGTACTTAGCCCAATAATTAGAATCAAATTTAGGAACATACGAATGAATAATAGTAGTAGCACTAATATAAGAATTACCACAATTATCAGTATACTTATGAGTAGGTTCATCAAAGTATAACTTAGTTTGCTTATATTCAGGTTTAACTGGTATCATTTTGTACTTTCGTATTTCCCCCGTAAAGGAGTGTTAACAATACTATCACTTACCAATCCTAATTCTCTCTTTTGAGCTTCTACTTGAGCTTCCAAATCACTAGCATCTTTAGCAGACATAGAACTAGTAACTACTTTACCACCACGAGCTTTCTTCTGTTCTATTTCAAGAGCGGCAGCTTGCTTAGCTTCACCTAAAGATTTAATCTGATTAGGAATGATATTAATAATACCATTTAACTTAGTTATCAAATCAATAACTGGTAAAGTATCTTCTGCTTGTAGACCAACATTAAGTTTGTTAGTAAGTTGTTCACTAATTATATTAGCTGCACGAGAACTATTATGAACTGCTCTAAGAATAGTTTCAAGAGCTTCACCTGCTACACCCATCTTATCTTCATGGTATCTATCAATAAGACGAAGAATAAGAGCATCAGGTTGCCAATCATTAGGAAGAGCGTAATTAGCTCTAGCAGATGCTAAAGCTTCTGAACGACTATATCCCATTTGATTAGGCGGAGATTTAGGGTCAGCTAGATAAAAAATAACTCCGGCTTCTTTAAGATACCGAAGCTTATCCTCACTAGTATCACGAAGATATAACTCTCTTACATCTTTATCCTGTATCTGATAAACGTTAGGAGCAAAGGGATAACCTTGCTCGTCAACGCTAATCATACCTGTTAAGTCCAAAGGGGCAATCTTCGTAATCATAACCTTTATTATTTCTTAGTTCAATATAGTAATCAGAATCATTAACTGGCTTCATCTTACTAAAGAAGTACATATATAATTTAAAAGACCTTTCATCTTGATTAAACTCTCTAAGTTTCCTTGCGGCTAACTTACGATTAAGTCTAACAGTTCGAGATATTATCGAAGTTCTACTTCTAAATTTACTACGTTGAATCCTTCGAGTAGCAACTAAGCTCTTTTTAAATTTCCAATATTCTTCATTAGTAAGTTCTTGCCTTTTAGCTTTCATTACGGGGTGATGTTCTATTGCATCTAACTTGGCTTCATTAACAATAAATCCACCAATAAAAGGAATTGAAACTCGTTGTAGACTTTTAATTCTATCAACAATTTGGTCTTCGATATTATCTATAATATCATCTATTATTTCAGCTTCAATAGGAGTAACACCTAATAAACTAATAATATCAGGACGAGTTACTAATAACTCCTTTTTCTCTTTTAAATCAATAGAAGGCATCTAGTTTATACATTTAGTAAGTTAGTAGCTACTATAAACTTTTGAGGTTTACCACTAGGAATAAGACCTTCGACAGAGTTCTGACCTTGAATATCAGTAAGACGGACAATCTTATAGCCAATACAAACTACTGTTTCGGCAATAGTAGTAATCAACTTGCCATTATCTCCTTTCTTTTCAGTAGTAACAGGATTCACTTCTGTACCAAGTAAACTAATAACAGAACCACTTCCAACTTTACGGAATATCTCACCACGAGCAATACTAAGATTTAAGTCTTGGTCGCCACGAATAAATTCAGCAAGATTATAAGGAGTAAGTTCATTACTGCGAGGATTACAATCTATACCAGTAAATACATCAGAAGGAGCAACATATAAGAAACGATTAAGCATCGCTCTATCTTCTTCCTTAACATCATCGGCATAGTTAGTTTTAACTAATATGAATTTAGTATTACCAGTACCTTTTAAGTCAGGATTAATAATCTCACGAAGTTTGGCAGTCTGAATAATAGCAACAATACCAAAATGCTTGAAAGGATTAATATTCTTAACTCTATCGGAAACATATTGGAAATCAATTTCTGCAATGTGTTGAGGAACTATGAAAGTTTCTCCTTTAGTTTTGTTCTCTAAGTGTAACATGATTACTTTAATTAGATTGTTAATACTATTAATTAAGTTGACTAGCATTACTAAGAGTAATATAAGCACCAGTCATTAATAGTACAAGTATACGAATAATATTCGTACTATCAATATCTAACTCGTTAAAAAACCTTTAGAATTGTATTCGCTATATAATTCACATCCGTTCACACTAGTTCACACTAGTACACACTCTAATATAAGTCTATTACTTAACCAAAATATCGATTAAATCTTACCATTCTATTTTTTACAATCCTGATGCTAAATCTTCGGACTCTTCGATAGAAGAGGAGAAAGGTAATACACAATAAAACCCAATAGACAACTAATACTATATAATATAAGTAAGACCAATTAAGGACTTAAAGGAATTGATTAGACTAATAGGACTAACTAATAGGATAATTCTTCTATAAGAAGAGTTAGACTACTAACAACAATAGATACAAAGGGAATTAGAAGTACTAGAAAGAAAGAATTAGGAACTATTGTTAGAAGTACTAATGTGTATGAGCTTAGGAATAGGACTGGAATTACTGTTGGAACTACTATTGGAACTATTAGAAGGAAGAGAATTAGAAGTATTGTTAGAAGTACTAATAAGAAGGGACTTAGAATTAGAACTAGAACTATTAATAAGAAGGAGATTAGGAACTATTAGAAAGAAGAGACTAAGAGGTGTTGTTAGAGATACTACTGTTAGTGCTGCCCCACAAAATAATATTTTTCGTGAGTATATTTTTATCGAGACGAAGCTCCTACCACTACCGCCCCCTACTCTCAAACCAATTCCAATACCCCCGTCAAGACCAAATGACCTTAAACATATTGCTATAATGTTTAATTTAATACTAATGTTTATGATATTCTTGATATTGTTATTGATTGCAGTAGTTATGACTACTGCTACTTATCGCTCTGTTGTTAATAAACAGAAGCGTGATTGGAGAGCGCACGGTCGTGCAGGCGAGACTTATGAACAATTTTGTTCACGTTATTATACTAGATACGTATGAGTAATCGTGATAAGATTAAAGTGGTACACTTGGCATTAAGTATGCTAGGTGTACCAGTATTCATACATCTAAGTTACATTAAGTTGTATGATAACCATGTGAATAGCTTTCTAATACTATTAGTAGTGTTAGTACTGATACTAGATGCTAACGATGTTGTTAAAGAACTATTGGCTTAATCAAACCAAATGACTTTAAACATATTGCAGTTACTATCAAACCAAATGACTTTAAACATATTACCATTGTGTGTGTAGTCGGGATGCACATTGGTTGAACAGTTGCCGACTGATTTTATAACATTTAATACCTATAATCGTGGGAACAAGAGTTAATGATGCTGCTAGAAAGGCAGCCGAAGCAGCTGCAAAAGCTGCAAAAGAAGCTGCTGATGCAGCAAGTGCTAACGCTGAAACAGTTGCTACTGATGATGCTACTGATGAAACTGTTGATGCTCGTATAATTGACCTATCCGAGTATCATGGTCAGGATGCAGACGATATTACTCGTCTGTTGCTTGACCGCCCTGATTTTGAGAATCACGACAGCTTAATGATTACTAATATCATTGATAATAGTAGTCGTTATGCTGGTGCCCTTACTGTTGTTGTTAATCGCAACATTCCGCAGTTTGTTAAAGATGCTGCTAGTGGTACTTATGTCGAGTCTACAACTCGTAATATATTTACTACTCGTATTCAGCTTTCAGCTATTCTCAAAGGTCAGGGCGAACCGACACTTGCCAATGCAGTTATGACTGCACCTCTTAGTGTGCTTCTTGTATTGTTCAAGAAAGCACGTATCAGCGTGCTTGGTCACATACTTGCGCAAGGCGAAGTATTTGTTAATCCATACGCTTCTCGTATGGCTCGTGAAGAACGTATTAATGAACATGACCGTTACGAGTATTTCCCGTATGAACTTAGTATGCGTACTTTGTCTTTTCAAGACGAAATGTTCATTGGTGAAGTTCTTGCCAAGTATCAACCTGATGCAGAGGGTGCTGCCTAACCAGTTACGTAGGAGAGAGAAATCTCTCCTACTAAACTAAGAATACACCATTCGGCACGTGTTCGACAATACTACCGACTTATGCTCGCTGTCCGGCAAAGCCTTCGGGCACAGCCGTCCGGCAAAGCCAATCGGGATAGGAAACGACCCTAGTCACCTGATAAGCGAAATGCTACAACTGATAAACGAAGCTAATCAGCTGATAAGTTAAAACTAAAGTAATCTAAAATATTAAACAATAACCAATAACAAATGCCAATATGGATATAATCAATAAAAGCATTATTAATATTACTGTTGTTACTAGAATAGAAGTTAGAATCACTTATACTGACGGTACTGTCGAGAATGTTACTGTCGATGATTTAACCGAAGCTATTAACAAGCTAGTTGCTAATTATAAAGCTAATGTGAATTACGTAAATAATTTACATAAAGACCTATGTAAGTTACATGATGATATTATAGAACTAGCAAGAAGGATTAATTAGGTGGTGAAACTAACCAACTGATAAGCTAAAATCGCATTTCGACGACGTTTCTCTTAGACGGATTCTAAATAACAAATTGGGCTTATATATATATATATATATATATATATAAAAGTCAGGCAACACTTGCGCGCGTACCTTATTATATACGTGCGTGCGCGTGCGCGTATAATAGGTACACGTGCGCCCGCCCACGCGAAGTATAGGTAATAGGATTATATTAGGCGATTTTGTCTATCAGACAATATCGCATAAATTCCTCCCTCGGTGACTATTGTCGTAGACAATAGGAGCAAGCTCATACAATCACACCAACAAATAGTATCAATAGTATCAAGACTATTACTAGTATTGACAATATCAATGCTCGGAAGGGTCGCTAAGGCTCCTCGTTAAGCTAGATAGTAGAGTAGACAATAGAGTGAGATAATACTAGTGGAGTAAGAATAGTTAGAAGATGTAGATAAGAGTGATGAGTTGGTTAAGTAGTGGGACTACTCCCTCTCCTACCTCTACTCCTTCATTCTAACTCACTACTCTTACCTACAATGTTACGACTATCACTTAAACCATTCCGTTTATGGAGTTAGGATTTGAATCATATTATAATAATAGTTCTTACTATTATAGATTATTGTTGTTAGTAGTCTTGGAACTAGTTCCTAGTTCTCAATCCTATTTATATTGTAGCAATAATATTGATAGTTAGAATTTTAATCCTATTCTTATTATAGTCCACATTATTATATTGTTTACTGTTATATTATTGTTGCTATTGTTGGAGCGTCACTACCATTGTCTTTGACAATAGTAGTTCGAGCGATTCCGATAATAACAATACTATATATTACAACTGATAACGAGAATAATACTATTAGTAATACTATTATTAATAATTGTATTGTTGTGTAGCTTGGTTTGTCCCGCTCGCAAAGCTCGCTTTTCTCCCCTATAAAGGAGTGACATTACTGTACTTCTTTTGCTCTTTATCTTATCCACTTATTAACTTATACTATTATGTCTAACTACGATATTACTATCTTAGCATTACTATTTATTATTACATTTATTAAATGTAATGAGTTTCTTATTAATAGTAAGATTAGTTCTGCTACTATGTTATTCTCTTTATTAATAATTGGGTCTGTCTTATGTATATTCTTAATATTATTTGATATTGCTTCACCATGACAGATTACCAATTTCATATATTTCCATCTTTAATTGGGATAGTTATATGCCTATGTTATTTAATGTTTAATTACCTTTCTTATAAGAAGGTTATTATCATTCGTTCTTTAGTTCAAACTATAATAACTTATATAATAGTTATTAGTTTTATTCGTCTACTATATAGTACTATACTATTATAGTATGGATTCTACTTTTAAAATTAAATTCTTAATAATTAATACTTGTATTTATGAAAGCTATTGTAATTGATAAAAAGCATCTAACTCTTGTATCTCATACTAATGGAGTTGTTATTGTTGAAGAAAGCGGTTGTATTATCGATTTAGATTTTCAATCACTTGCTTCTATTTATGAGATTGCTAATTTAGGCAATACTTATACTATTAAAGATTGTGATGAGATTGAATCTCTTAAAGATACTAATAATAAGTTGACTGAACGTATTAAGTTTCTTGAGGAACAACTTGTTAATAGTGATAATAGAATTACTGAATTACGTAATCAAATTAATGGTCTTAATAATGAACTTAATACTCGTAGAGAGCGTATATCTCAATTAAATAAGATTATTGAAGAGAAAATTAATAGTCTTATTAAGTTAGAGAATATCGAAAATACTCTTAATGCTACTGTTAAAGTTAATGAAGAACTCAATTTTCAATTAAGCTGTGCTAAAGAAGATATTGATAAACTCAATAAACAATTGGAAGAAAAGACTTCTCTACTAGCTGAAAGAACTCATGTTTCAAGAGTTTTTAGACAAGCTCTTTATGATATGAGAATTCATGTTCAACCAAATAAAGAATATACGCTAGATTCTGAATGGTTAATTATTCAGAATTCTATTAGTTCTTCTTTCTTTATTCGATTTAAAGATAGTGCTAGTGCTTCTAGAGCTATTGGTGATTGTAGATATTATATATCTCTTAAAGATGTATTAGATAAATACGAAAATGATATTGTAGACTTCAATGTCTCTGCTATGGATATTTATTATATTCATGAAGCTAGTCCTAATGTTGTTCGTAAATTCAATTATGATAATTTTAATATTAGTTGTAAAGACCGTCGTACTGCTAATACTATTAATACTCTATTGAATTGTTCTAATATGTCTGTTGATGATATAATGGAAAGATTCAAAGATGAAATAGCTTATAGTAATGTTCATTAAATATTATCATTATTGTTTGGTATTTCCATTATTTATTTCTATACTTGCATCCGTATTACAAAATTTAAGATTATGTATGATGAAGGTGTAGAATTTCCTATTTGTGGTTTAGTAGCCGATATAGACTATCTCGACTGTGAAATGGCTAATAATTGGAATACTGGCAATACTCTAAGTGAGGATAATATAGACCTCGACTTAGATATAACTCATATTGAAGATTAATTAAATACTAATAGTTATGAATGAAAAGAAAGAAGTCGATGTTCTTAGTAAGAAACTTCCAACAGTTAACGAATTAAAGACAGAAGTTATTCTTATACGTAAATCTAATGAAAAGTCTGATGCTGGTCTTAATCATTATAAGGTCATGTATGAGAATATTTGTAATGAAGATAAAGCTCTTCGTAATCTGTCTTCTAAATTAAGTGCTGCTAATAATCAATTGGAAGCTAATAACAAAGCTCTTAGTAATTCTGTTGAATCACTCAAAATTAAATTAGATAAAGCTAATAAAGCCTATGAAGAGCTTAAAGCTAAGAGACAGTATAATACTGTTGGTTTTGTTATTGCTTCTCTTATTGCTTTAGGAGCTGTTGCAGTTATTATTTTACGTTTAGTATAATGCCGATACGTACTCTATTTAATTAATATCTGACAAAAGGGTTAAATAAATGTCGGTTTCCACTCTATTAAGATTATTCAGGTCGTGAGACTAGAGTAATATTAGTAGAGTTTTTTATTGTCTAATTTAAAAACTTACTATAATGAAAGAAATTATTGAAGCTATTTTAGCTTGTGCTTTAGCTAGTGGTTCTGATGTTAATCTTATTGATTCTATTAAAGAAGATTATCGTAAGGCTTTTATTAAAGGAGAATTTAATAAAGCTATTCTTGAAGATTTAGAAAATCTTAATGTTAAAGGATTGAATAATCTTCTTGAAGCTATTCTTGATGGTAAGTATTCTATTGAAGATAAGATTAAAGCTGTTGAACAATGGGATAGTATTATGCTTTCTTATATCAAATATATTAGTGATATGAGAGACAGTGCTAAAGAATCTTATGATAAACTTCTTGCTAAATATGAAGCTAGTAAAGCTCCGATTTATTCTGTATTCTATTGTTCTGAAAATCATCTTGTATTCCTAGACAAGAATGATAAGCTAAGAAAGTCTTTTAATGGTAATGCTAAAACTCTTTACTCTGGTAATAGTAAAGATGAAGCTCGTAGAATATGTGAATTATTTCTTAAAGATTGTCCTGATTTTTATTGTGTAGATTATATAAAGATATATAATAAGTAATTTGCCAATTTTGTTTTATCTGTTTTAGTTAAACTAAAATTAAATTTGTCGTATTGTAATATCTATTATTCGTGAGAATAGTATTTATTGGTTTTATGGAATTATAATAGTGCTGTTCGTGAGAATCGTGCTATTACTTATTCTGATAGCTCTGATGATGACTAATCTAAGTTGAAACATTGACCAAATGGTTGAAGTAAGGGAAATCCTCTTCGTAAAATGTCAGCTATAAATACATAGTATTTGTGTTTAATACAAGTTTATTAATTACTGTCGTGAGATAGAATAAAACTTTATTCGACTTTTACACCTAATTAAATTACTGTCGTGAGATAGAATTAGGAATCCATGAATGCTAATTATTTTGTTTGGAGCAGAAGCGTCTGCTCCTTTTCTATGATTATTAATTAATTAAAACTATATACCGACATGAACGAAAGAGAATTTATTAAACTAGTTAGAGAACTTCAAAAATTGCAGATAAAAGTAGTAAATGAAGAATATCTGTCTATTGATATAGCTCTTGGTAGAACTAGACCTACTGCTTATGTTGATTTCTATTTATTCATTTATGATACTAAAAACAATGTCAAAGAACTATATAGTAAGACTTTATATAGTACTTTTTTGTGTAGTGATGAAGTAAGAAACAATAATACTATTGTTAATAGTAGAACTCTAAATGAAATAAAGGAGAAAGTAACAGCAGCACTACTCCTTTACGGGGGAAGAAAGCGGAGCGAAGCGGAGCGGTCAGATGCTCCTATTAAATAATAATAACTAAATACTAAACGCAATGATTAAAAAGAAAGTAAAACTTGGAAGACAAGAGAAAAGTTATAAGTTAGTAGCTTTTACTCTTAATGTATTTGAAAGTGTTAAACTCGTTAGAATGGAAGAAAGGAGACGTATTCCTAGTTATGCCGAAGTTAAACGAGTTTAAACAAGATAATGGTAAGCTCATTGTCACAACTGGTAAATGTCTAGTTTGTGGCGATGAGCTTATTGTATTTGGTACAGACGAAATATATATCTGTCCTAAGTGTAAGGAAATACTAGATAGTGGTAATTGTTTAGTTCTTGAAACTATGTTTGTTGAAGATGATAGAATAGTTACTGCTAGAAATTGTATTGTTCCTAAAGACCAAATGCATACTAATTCTCTTATTGTATGTATGCCTTCTGATGAATTTAGTAAGTTATACGAAATATATAAAACTAAAGCTAATTAATATGGTTGTAGACTTAAAACAATGTGTTAATCCTGATAGTACGTTTGATGTATATTTTGAAGGACTTAAAGCTGTTATATCTCATGATTTATGTGTTAATGCTTATCATTGTATTATCGTAGATGTTCATAGTGATAAATGTTGTGAAATTACTCCATTACCTAGAATTATGAATACTGATAAATATAAGATATTCCCCCGTAAAGGAGCATGTTGTGTGCAGTATACTGTTAACCAAATAGTCAAACCTTAATATTATGGGATTAAGTTTCAAACTATCAGCGGTAAATGAGGAACAGAAAATTCCTCGTGAGAAAGTAATAATGCAGATTGTTACTGGAACTATTGTTCTACATGATAACATGTATAAGTTTAAACCTAAAGATAGTAATGAACTTATTATGTTGTCTGAACGTTCGTACTCATGTAAAGGTTTTAAGACAATATATACTCGTGCATTAGATAATTATGGTAGACCTACTAAGATTGTTAGATGTACTGATGCCTATTGTGTTATGCCTAGTTGTTATATTCCATTTAAGATAGGATTACCAGTTAAAGGTTATATTCTTAAATGTCGTGATAATATTGATAAATTTTTATTGAAATGCAATGAATTTTGAAAAGTTTGATGATGCTAAGAAAGATGATAGTGTCTTGAATAGTTTTACTCGTGACCAAAAGATTGCTTATGAGAATCTTGTAGCCTTTATAGAAAAAGGTTATGTTGAAGGTGATTATAGACGTGCACTTATTGGTGCTGCTGGTACTGGTAAAACTTATATGATACGTGAAGTAATAAAGAGATGTGGTTTAGCTAAATCTGTTATTGGACTTGCAGCTCCTACTCATAAAGCTGCTCGTGTACTTCGTGTATCTACTGGATATGCTACATCTACTGTGGCTAGTGATTTAGGTCTAAGACTTAATACTGATGTTACTGATTTTGATGTTAATAATCCTCCTTTTGACCCATTAGCTGAAAAGAAGATTAAACAATATAAGCTATATATTGTTGACGAAGCATCTATGATTGGTATTAATCTTAAAACTCTTATAGAAAGAGAGTGTGAACAGTTTGGCTGTATGCTTATTTATATGGGTGATAACTATCAGTTACCACCTGTTAAAGAAACTCGTTCGCGTTGTTTCGATAATATTAAGTTTTATACTCTTAGACAGATTGTAAGACAAGAAGAAAGTAATCCTATTAGTGAATTATTAAGAATATTAAGAAAGGATATTGATAATAGAACTTGGAAGTTCCTAGAGTTTATCAATAGAAATCGGTATGCTTTTGATTCTACTCAAACTAAAGGATATTATACTTGTGGTGCATTTGAGTTTCAATCTCTTGTAATAGACGGATTTTATAATGAAGAATTTACTAGAGATGTTGATACTTGTCGTCTCGTTACTTATACTAATAAATCTGTATCTGACTGGAATAAATTAATTCGTAAGAATATTATTGAAGATAGTGGTAAAGCAATTCTAACTAAGAATGATTTAGTAATGTCTTATAATACTTTTATTGATGATTTTAAAGATACTATTATTGTCAACTCTGAAGATTACATAATACATGATATTAAGAACTTTACTAATAGAGATAATATTCATGGATTTAATGTAACTTTTATACAAGTTAATGGCGGTAATAGAACTAAGCCTTTATTTGTAGTAGACCATTCTGATTTTAATAATGCTATGCTTTATTATAAGTTAGGTGAATCTTATATTTATAATGCTATTAATGCTGATAAATATAATAGAACTAAACGTTGGAAAGAATACTATGAATTTAGGGAAAGAAACTTATTATTAGTTAATCTATTAGATAAAGCTACTAATAAGATAAAATTCAGTCGTGATTTAGATTATGGTTTTGCTCTTACTGCAAATAAAGCACAAGGAAGTACTTATGCTGATGTGTATGTAGACATAAATGATATTGTATTTGATACTAGAACTGGTAATCCTTGGGGAAATATAGATGAAACCCTTCGTAGATTATATACAGCTTGTAGTAGATGTAAAAATCGTTTATATTTGTGTTATGGACAATAAATAAAGTGTAAGTATGAACTCTATGTGTTATGATGTCGAAGTAACTAGGAATTACTTCTCGGTAGTATTTGTTGATTTACGTAGTTATCTCAAAATATTTAGTGATTGTGTCGATAATGATGGAAAAGCTATTCCTCTTGTTGATAAACTTACTATTGCAGAGATAAAACAACGTTTAGAAACAATACCTAAAAAACGTTTTGTTTTATATGAAGATGATGATACTGATTTATTCAGTTTATTATATTGGTTACAACAGAAAGCAGACTATTTCGGATATAATAATCGGAAGTACGACCGCTTAATGTTAAGTGCATTGCTTATGTATTATAATCAATTTGATAAGCCTAGTAAGTTAATAACATTCTTATATGAAACATCACAGAGAGTTATTCGTAATTCTAATAATGATACTCTTTGGACTGATAACTTCACTTCTCTTATACTACGTAATAACGTGGCATTTCGAGACTTAGATTTATTCCAAATATTTAGGTTAGACCATTATCATAAGAGTCTTAAACAGACTTCTATTAATATTAAATGGTATAATCTAAAAGAGTATACTATGCCACCTATTGGTGATTTAGATAGACATTATTATCACGAGAGATTACCCGAAGCAAAGGGAATGACTGATAGAGAACTTAACATTCATTATCGTAATGTATTTGAGCGATTTATTCCTAAAGAATATCTTAATGAAATGGCTGATTATAACGACAATGATGTATATATTGTTGCCGAGCTAATTAGAATGAATCAAGAAGAAATTCTTTTAAGGTATCGTATTAGTGAGGAATATAATGTAGATGTGTATTCTTCTAGTAGAAGTACAATAGCTGATAAAGTTATTGTTAAACTATATAGTAAGTTTACTGGTCTACATCCTAAAGCTTTTATTGATACTAAGACAATACGTAGGAAAATCGTGGTTTCCGAAATCTTGTCAGATAAGATTCAATTTTTAAGCCCGCAGTTGAACGATCTACTTCAATCCTTACGTTCCCTTGTCCTTAGGGGAGAAAAGGGCGAATTCGAGCGCACATTCACTTACGCAGGCACTTCCTACACCCTCGCAACTGGCGGTTTGCATTCCAATGAAATACCTGCTATTTATGTTGCAGATGATAAACAAACTATTGTTGATAGGGATGTAACTAGTTATTATCCGAATCTTATTCGTAGTCTTAAAGTATGTCAGAAACATCTTAATCCTAAAGCATGGTTTCGTATTGCTGATACTATTGTTGATGAAAGAACTGAACACAAGCATCTTGCAAAAGATAAAAGTCTTACTCTTATTCTACAAATTAAGCATTTTACTGCTGCTGCTTGTCTAAAAATTGTAGCTAATGCTGGAATCTTTGGCAAAATGGGTAGTGAGAAATCATTTCTTTGTGATAAGAAAGCGATGTATAAAGTTACTATTAATGGACAATTGTTTCTATTAATGCTAATTGAAAGACTAGAAGATGCCGGAATTCATGTGATAAGTGCTAATACGGATGGTATTGTAACTATTGTTCCTAAAGGTCTTGAAGAAACTGCTGATAATATTTGTCATTGGTGGGAAAAACATCTTGGTCTTGAACTTGAATTTACTCGTTATAACAAATATATTACCGAAGGTGTTAATAGTTATCTAACTGTTAAAACTGATGGTAAGAAGAAGTTCAAAGGTAGAATGAATCCTAAGATGTATCTAGAAGATTTATCTAAAGGATATAATTCTCCTATCGTAGCTAAATGTGTTACTGAATACTTTATTAATGGAACTCCTGTAATGGAAACTCTTAGAAATGCTAAATCTATTCTTGATTTCTGTCGTACTCAAAATGTTAATCATAAATATAGACTAGAGTTTACTCATGTTGTAAACGGGGAGATAAGAACAGATGTAGTGCAGAGGAATACGAGGTTTTACATCTCCTCTACGGGGGGAACATTGATGAAAGTCGAGAGTATGGGTTGGAACGAACATAATGAAGAACAAGTTAAGAAAAGTTCCCTATGTGCAGGTCAACGTGTTTCTATATGTAATACTGTTGATGATACTGATATATCTGAATTAAACGTTAATTACTTATATTATTATAATGAAGCTATGGCTATTATAGAACCAATAGAACAAAGTCGTAATAATAAAGGTAAAGGTAAACGTTTAGTAAAGAAATATTATGGAATGAGAAATACATTATTTGATTAATAAAATGGATATAGAAAAGATATGTATAAGTAATTTAGGAAAAGAAGTTAACTACGATAGTTTTAAAGGAATGGTAGTAGGTTATAATATACTATTAGAATGTTTAATCTTATCTTTTACTAATAACTATGGTTGGAACTTTTTAATAGATAATAATGTTATTCTATTAAATAGTCCTCTTAATCATAGTTATGTTCTTATTAATCCTAAATATTATACAGAACAACTTGTATTATGAACGATGTAACCGATATTTATAATGAAGCTGCTAATAAATGGTCTGCTAATAAAGGTGTGGGTAGTGTTATTCTATCCGAACCATTAAGCGTAATGAACTTCGTTACAATGGTATTAGATAAAATGGTAGCTAAAACTCCTGACTTAACATCTCTTATTATAACAGAGACTATGGAAGATAGAGCTAACATTACTTATTATCTTGATAATACTTCTGAATTTAAAGAGATTCATAAACAATTAATAACTGATAAGCGATGTCTTATACTTACTCGTGATTATGTTGAACGTTCTCCGTATAAACCTAGTCCTAGTAGTCATAAAGATGTACTTATTACTATTAATGTAAAGAAGTTCAGAAAGATTGCAGAGAAATATAGTGGTAACTATTTTAAGTTTAAACTACTTGCTACTAATGCTATTGATAGTGTTGCTGACAATGCTGTACTTATGTATAAGTATGCTCCTAAAGTATATGAAATTAATTATGCTCACTTAATTAATCGTTCTATTCATTCCCCCATAAAGGAGTATCAAAAGGGTGTTATTCTAACTGATGCTGATAGAATCTATTATGATAAATGTAGCCAATATATTAATGAAAGTGTTACTATATTTGGCACTTTTGAAAAGTTAGAAGAATGTCGTGTTGGTAATACTAGACTTAATATTGCTGCTGAAACTTGTAGATTACAAGTAGCAGAAAGTAATGGTTGGTCTGCTAAAATGGATATGACTGATGCAATGTGTCGTAAGATTGATGAACTATATAATCCTAGTGCTTTAGTTGAGAGAGTTACTCAAACTTATAATATTATTAGAGAACGTACTAAGGTAGTTACTGATAATATTGTTAAGCTAGATGTAATACTTGATATAGTTAAGGAAAATATAGGCAAAAGAATACTTATTATTTCAAAGAATGGAGTGTTTGCCAGTAAGATAACAGAGTACCTAAATGCTAATATAAAATACGAAGGTAAATCTATTATGACTAATGGCGAGATATTCCAAACTGGAATGAGTATTCTACAATATGACTATTGCGGAAACTATCATAACGATATGGAAGGAATACAGGCTTATGATAAGAAAGGTAAACCGAAAGTATATAAAACGGGAGCTAAAATCGGACAACCAGTAATCATGCAGGCAAGAGCGCAGAGAACGCGAAATTTGGAGCTATTTAATGACGACTATATGAAAGTACTGTCAGCAAATAATTCTATTGATACGAGCTTTATAGGAGTTGTAGATATAGTGATTTTCACTTCACCTCTTTGCAGCTCAATACGAGACTTAAAATATCGAATACCTAATCTATCTTTTAGTTCCGTACCTAATATAATATATAAGGTATACTGTAAAGGTACGAATGAAGAAAAGAAGCTAGCAGAAACGAAAGGAGGAAAAGACTATGAAATAGTTAAAGATAGTGAAAATGATTTCATAATAGGAGAATAATAGATGCTAATCTTTGGAGTTATAAAAGAAATTAGTATCTTTGTAGAGTAATCAATAAGCGACTTTTGAAATAATGGAAGAAGTAAAGACAGAGAATGAAAAAACTCTAGCTAAGACAGAACCAAAAGCAAAACCTACTAATAATAGTATGATTATGGCTTCTGCTCTGAATACCCTAGACATTTACAATCCCGATGATAGGAGTAAGTTAGAGTTGTATCTGAAATCAGTAATGTCTAGTGATAAGTGCGGTATTAAGACTATTCAAGATGGTCTTGCAATATATAGTCGTGCTAAAGAACTAGGTTTACCATTTACTAGTTGTATTGAACACCTAGGAGTTATTAATGGTAAAACTACATTAGACGTTCACTTAATTAAAGCGTTATTATTGAAGGCAGCTATAACATGGGAATGCACTAAAGATTATATAGCTCTGTATGAATATACAGACGGTAATAATGTTTATATTGATAGTAAGATACCAGAGTATTGTAGGAGATTCAAAAGCAAGAAAGAAGCTGATGAATTTAATGCTAGTTCTGATAATGACGAAATTGGTATTTATCCAGTTAGAAATTATCAAGATTATAATGGTACTATATATAAGGAATATCAGTTAAATAATAAGTTCGGAGTTGTAGCTAATCAACAACAAGCTAAAGATTTTGCAGCTAAGGGATTAGTTCCAATCTTCCGAATACCTAATGTTCCTTGTGATTATATTACTGAATATAAACTTACTCGTGTGATAGATAACAGAGTTATTACTAGTATAGGACATTTTAGTTATAGTGACGCTGTAACTGCTGGACTTACTAGTAAAGATACATATACTAAATATATGAGAACTCTTATCGGACATAGGGCGTTTACACTAGCTGCTCGTGATATAGGTGCTGATGTTATACTTGGCTGTATGGAAACAACAGAAGCTAAGATAGTAAACAACATGAATATCAGCGATGCTGATATTGTAGAGATTTGATAGTGATAGAAGTCTAACTATTACTAATCAATAGATACGAAATAAGACAAAAACTAATTTTAATTGCTTATGGAAGAATACAAAATCGTTGAAGGATTTCCAAATTACGAAGTAAGTAATCTAGGAAATGTTCGTAATAGATATACTAAACAAATTCTTAAACCTAAAATAGATAGAGGTCATGCTAGAGTTTGTTTATATAACTGTTTAGAAGGTAAAAGTAAAGTGTTGATACAAGTTCATAGATTAGTTATGAATCATTTTAATCCAACTTCTCTTGAAGGACTTGTTATTAATCACAAAGACGAAAATCCTCTAAATAATAGTTTAGATAATCTTGAATGGACAACAAATGCTTGCAACCTAGATTATAGTAATGTAAGCGAAAAGAAATCTCTAAAGTTGTCCTTACCTATTGTTGGTAAGAATATAAGTACAAGCGAAGAGATAATATTTCGTTCTGCTACAAAAGCTGCTAAGTATATTGGTTATAAGATTCAAGGTACTATTTCAGAAGCTATTAGAAAAGGAAAAACAAATAAACCTATTCATGGTTATACGTTTCGATTAGCCAGTTCCAAAGAGATAGATTCTCTTGGCGAATCCGAACTATATCATATCGTTTAATAATTATTAACTTTTAAAAATTTTTACATTATGGGACTTCAATTTGGCATGAGTGCCGTACAAAGCGGTAAGAGAGTAATGCAAGCTAGTAACGAACCTACATTGACTGCTAACAGTACTAAAGCTAAATTTACATTAGCAAGTGCAGTAACTCGTATCATGGGTCTTGTTCCCGGTGATAACGTACAGTTTGTTAGTAATATTGCTGATATTGATGCAGCTATTGCTGAACGTGATGCCGAAGTAATGGCATGGTGCGAAGAGAACAATGTTGAGTTTGGTACAGAAGCTGCTCGTGCTGCTCTTATTCAGAGCTTCGGTGAATATGGTATCTGTAAAGGTGTACCTTTGTTTGAGAAGAACGGAGAAATCAAACTTGCAGGTGTTCGTATGACTGCTGAACAGAAAGCGGCTGCATTTGAACTTAACAAAGAAAGAATCGCAGAAGAAGTTGGTAAGTCAGTAGAAGAAGTTACTATTGATGACTATAATCCTACTACTCGTGCTTACTCTGGTGCTCGTACTTCTACTTCTTCCAATCTTACTGGTCTTGGTTTGCCGTTGACTTTCTCCGATTCTTCAATGTGGTCGGAATTGAAAGAAAATCTCGGTGACGAAGCAGAGAAGTTTAACCGTGTATTTGAAGTTAACTTGAACGAACCGTTCGTAGTTGCTGTTGAAACTGGTAAAGTTATTGGTGATGAAAAAGAAACTGTTGAAGTTAATGCTTACAAGATTTCTTTCAAAGCTGATGAAGAACCGATTGCTCGTCAATCTTCTAAATAAGAACTTCTTCCGGTTAGATAAAAGCTAGATTATAAAGAGCTAAATTCTTAATTGAATTTAGCTCTTTTTTATTTGGCTATGATTTAAAAAATTATTATATTTGGAAACTTTGCAATAAACAACAAGCCTGTACAACTTGTTGTTGTTAGTATTAATCTTTATAAAAACAAATTTTATGAGTACTCAAAAAGAAGAAAGTGCTAAAGTAGAAGAACCAGTAGTTAATCAATCAGCTAATAATGCTGCAACTACTGCAACTAAGAAGCGTCGTAGAGGTATTAGTAATGAGACAAGAACTACTGCTCGTAAGAAGTTCTCTCATAAAGATGCTATTAATAACCTTTGGTTATTTGTTGGACATCTTCATGCTCGTGTTGCTTGGGTAACTATGAAGGAAGATAACAATATGCGTCCAGCATTTGCAGGAAAAGCTATTCCACAGCTTGTTATTGAAGCTACTTCTCTTCATACTAATCCTGCTGATGTTCGTGTTGCTAGTAAGACATTTTGGCCCTATGAAAGTAATGTTGACTATATTCCTGGCGGTGCTAAAGAGAAGTTTATTAATATGGACTTTGCTTGGATAAAACACTTCCTTGATGTGGTTGTATTCAAAGGTCGTGAAATGACTGATGAAGAAGCTGAAATGCTTGAACTTGGTTATGTTGACTATGATGATAATGGTCAGTATGAGCCAGTAGAAACCGAAGATGTTATCAAGGCTTGGGGAATCCTATTCGACAATGTAGTTAAACTTGTTGAAACAGGTGGAGAAAATGGTAAATCTGCATTGCTTGATAAGACAGGTAAACCTAGACAATTCTGGTTCAGACTTAATCGTTATTATAAGAACAAAGGTGATTGGGCTTTCTCCGGTCAAGGTTCAGAAGAAGGCGATTTGGTATTCCCGAATATTGTAGGTCAAGGAATCTTTGAAGAACAGTTCATGCTTGATGCTAACCATTTCAAAGAACCTAGTCTTATGTTTGATATTACTAAGGAACGTATTGCTCCTATGGAAGGTGTACAATCTAAACAAAGAAAAGCTCCTAATCTTGGAACTGCTGCTGGTATTGGCGGTATTCCTATGGGTGCAGGAATTGTTAATCCATCTATGCCTATGGGCGGTTTTGCAGGTGGTGTAGCAGGTGGATTTGTTCCTACTGAAAGTTCTGCTTTTGCTCCTGAAACAGAAGATAATGGTGGACTTCCATTCTAAGTAATCCAAATATATTTCGTTAATAATGTTATAAGCCTAGTGTAAAAGCTAGGCTTATTTTATCTAGTTATATTATGCGTAGAGGAATAAGACAAGACTTAACAAAAGAGTTTATATTATCTAAGGTTAGTCAAGAAATGATTATGGCTAAATATATGGGTATACCTATATCCGTAGTTAATAATTGTGTAGAAAATAATGAACTTATTTGTTCTCCTTTACGTGTTGATAATCATCCAACATTTGGTTTTGCTTTCAATAATAAACATAAGCTAAAAGCTCGTGATTTTAATGGTTCTTTCTTTGGTGACTGTTTCGACCTAGTGGCTTATGTACTAAGTTTTAAAACTGGTCGTCATATAAATGTTGCTAATAAAGCAGATTTCTATTATATATTAAAGCATATAGCTTATACTTTCCGTAAGATAATATATGACGGAGAAGTAGATGAAGAGAATGAAATCTTACTTAAACAAGTAATATCTAAAATCAAAGCTAGTAAACCAATTATTGAAATAGCCACTAGAACTTGGACTAATAACGATAAGAATATTTGGGGACAATGGGGAGTTAGTCTACATTGGCTTAATACTCATTTTGTCTATCCTGTTGACCAAATGTATATTAATAGGTATTGTCAACCTAATCCTAAATATACATATAAGGAATCAGACCCTTGTTATGCTTATGTTACTGGGCTTGATAGTAACGGTATTTATAATATCGAATGTTATTTTCCTCTTCGAGATAGAAGTAAAGGAGAAATCAAGTTTATAACTAATCATAATGGTCTTGTTGGAATACTTAATCTTGATAAGCCTAAGTATGATATAATTATTATAACTAAATCATATAAAGACAATCTAGCATTAAGTAATTGGTTACATTCCTATCCTTTAAGGGGGAATTTGTCAGAGTCTAAAATAGGAGTAATTAATGTTACTTCGGAGAGCTACGTTCTTAAAGATTACGAATATAATTGGCTTCAATCTAAACTAAATGACGGTGGAATACTTGTTTCATTCTACGACTGTGACCTAACTGGTGTACATGGTGCTCGCAGGTTACGTAAAGAATATGGTATTATACCTATTATTATTCCTAGAAGTTATGGAGCTAAAGATTTCTCGGAGCTAATTACTATGTATTCTAAAGAAACTATTAATTTATTCATAGAACAAACAGAATCATTATTTGAATATGATTAGAGAAGAAGAATATAAGCCGCTACCTAAAGCGCAAGAAGAATTGCGAGTGATTAATTTTAATTCATTTGCACCATTGAGAAGAATAGCTATAAATAGTTTCGGTAATAGTGGAGCTGTTCATAGCTATTATTTTATGTACCCTTTAACAGATGAAGAAGAGAGTTACTTAAACCATATTAAGCAACAAATGATTGATAATCCTAATACATTGTTTCGTATTTCATTGTCTGACGGTACACCAATAGATTTCTCTAAGATAAAAATCTATGGTAACTTTGACTTTGATAATGAAGAACATATTGCGATTATTAAAGAATACTTGGCTAAAGATTTGTACAGTTCTCATAAGATACCTAGAGAATTCAATTATGAAGCTAATACTTCGGTATCTAAAGGAAACTTTATACAGTGGACTGAAAGTACTGATTATCTAAAGTGTTTCAAGTTCTATCATGCGAGAATAGGTAAACCAAATAAATACATAATTGTAAGACTTACAGCAAATGAAGTTAAATACAAATCCGTTTAGTTACGAGTTAGACGAATCGGATATTAGGATGATTCAGCATAATCTTAAAGTTAATGGTACTTATGATACTATCGCTAGTTATCTTCATGAATTAGATTTACCTAATTATCCTTATATTCAGACTATTCATTTCAGATATAAATGGATAATGGCAGCTCTCTTATATTTAGGATATGATAAAGAATCTCTTGAAAAGGTTCATGAAGCTAATCTTAAATATGAAGAAACTCATCCTCCTATTGTTTACGAAAAGAAAAGAGGTGGAACTAATAAGACTGGTGCTAAACGAATTGGCAAACCTTCCCCCATAAAGGAACGGAAAGTTGATTCATCTCCTGTCAATTCTAAAGTTAGAATTATTGTTATTGAAACTAATAAGTCTATGATTATTGATAGAGAAGTTGCTATTGGTCTTATGCGTGAACAACCTAACAAATATAAAATTGAAGAACTATGAGCGAATCGAAAAGTATTATTCTTTATAAACGTAATGCACAAGGTAAACCAATCTTTTGGTCAGCTGAAATACTAGGACATAAGATTATACTAAAGTATGGTATTGTTGGTAAAGAAGGGACTACATCTGAATATGTTCCACCTAGAGGTGTTGAGAAAGAATGGAAAACTATTGTTGCAGCTAAGCGTAGAGAAGGAGGTATGGAACTGTCTGAATTATATGATGCAGCTCCTCAAGAAATACTTAATATTGAAGCTTTGAAACATTATCTTGATACGTATCTTCCTAAATACAATACTAATAGTGAAGGATTTGTTCTTCCTATGCTAGCTAAGATATATGAATATAATAACGAACAAAACCTGTTAGCTCAAATTAAGATTAACGGTGTTCGTTGTAATATATCAGCTGTTATGCGTGGTGAAGGATTCTTTAAAACTAAAGGTCTTGTATTTCATAGTCGTAAAGGACTTGAATATAAATGCCCTGTATTGGAGAATGTATTGCTTGATGATGTTATTACAGACAAGCTATTCAATCGTATGTTAGAAGATAATTTAGTATTAGACGGAGAATTATATATTCCAGGTCTTGAACTAAATGATATTCTAAGTGCTGCCGAGAATCTTAAAAGTCCGTATAATCGTTTTCTTCAATTTTGGTGTTACGACTTAGCTATTGATGATATGATTCAAACTAGTCGTATATCATTATTGAAGTCAGAGTTTGGCAAGTTTAAGATGCCTAATTACGTTAATGCTAAAGTTATTCTTGATTATCACATGAATAATAAGAATCGTTTCGTTCTTATTCATACTTATGATAATGTAAATGGAGATGAAGATATTATTAAATATCGAGACATCTTTGTTGAAGCTAAGTTCGAGGGAGCTATTCTCCGAAATCCTTATGCTACATATCAGTTTGGTAAACGTAATTCTACTATGTACAAAAGTAAACCTATATTAGACGGTAAGTTCAAAATCCTAGATATTATTCCCGAAGGAGCTAAACGACCTAACTTTAGTAAGTTTGTTCTTCGTAATGATATTAATGGTGAAACATTTGAATGTATGCCAGTTGGTGATGCTTCTACTCGTCAAAGTTATCTTATTAATAAAGACAAGTTTATTGGAAAGATAGCGTTTGCTGAATTTAGATGTAGATCAGGTGTCAAGGAAGTTCCCTCACATGGAAATGTTATAAAAATACTTGATAATGAGCCTACAAGATTACCAAATAATAACGAAGAAGAAAGTTAATTATAATCAATCTTATATAGACTATAAGAAAAAGAAACTGATAATAAAAGATATACATTTGAATAACAAACTAAGGATGCTTATAATGTCTAAGTTCGACCCAATAGAAGGACAAGACGGTATGTATCTAGGTTTTGTTACAGATAATGTTCTAGGTCAATGCCGAAATGTATCTGTTTCTGATTATGGTTATTATTCTGTTTCTGCATCTGATATTATACAAGTTCTCGATGTTAAGTCAGATACTAATGTTAAGTTAGTAAAAGAAGAAGAGGATGATAGCCTTGTAGTATATAAGTTGTTAAAGTAAGTCGTGGTTTGATTCTTGCCCTATCATTAGTCGAAAGATTAGTGGTAGGGCTTTTTTGTTGTTCCCCTGTAAAGCTAAGTGTTACTACTATATATTCTTGATTGTGAGATAAATCGTTAGCTTATACTCAAAGAGGACTGTCGGAACGTATAGGAAACAACACTCCTTTATGGGGGAAATCAACGAGAATACCCGATATTTTGTCTCTGTACGATTTACTATGCCAATCTTAATAACTATACTATTTTTGTCTTACGTTTAATGACAAGCCTTAGAATCGTTTTCTGCGTATGCTGAAAAACAGTAAGATTTTCTTTGGTGTAATACTAGGATTGATTATATTTGTAAACAAAGTAATGGAGAAGAAGCAAATAAAAACTAAATACATAGTTGTTAAACAACCTGATGATAATATTGCATATCGTAATGTTATCAAGTTCTTATATATCGTAATAACTCGTGAAGAACTATCTAAGAAAATCGACAATTATCTTAACGGTAAGATTGAAAGGACTGCTGGTGTTTATGCTCCTCTTGATTTGTTTAATCATATTATTAAGCATAGGAAGGTTTATTCCTACGAAGAAGCTAAACGTCGTGCACGTTATTTAAATAAAAAGTATGGAAGAAGTTAAAAACACAGTTAGATTCGTTACTATTCCTAATTTTCCTAATTATCGTATAGGAGAAGACGGAAGAGTTTGGTCTAATAATCGTAAACGTTATCTTAAATGGTATCGTGGTAAAGGTTGCGAACGACCTCATGTCACATTATTTCACAATGGTAATAGTGCTAAGCTATTTATAGCTACTCTCGTTGCTAAAGCATTTGTTACTAATCCTAAACCTAATGTATATAAATATGTTAGGTATAAAGACGGTAACAGTGCTAATAATCATTATACTAATATTGAATGGTGTAGAAATCAAACTGGAAGTAAGTATGGAAAATGAAATAAAAATGTTTTAGATATTATAGCCGAAATAAGTAAGAAAGATAAGAAGAAACAAGTATTCATTCTTATTAATCTTATTAATCAGTTAAAAAGTACTCGTATAGAGGCTAACAGCAATTACGAAGATTGTAAGCTTTCTTATAGTCGTAGAACAGATAATTATATTGGTAACTTTAAGCTGACGCTATTTAAGAAACAATTAGATTGTCTGGATATGATTATTGAGAACTTAGATTTTTATCTTGACGAATTATTAAGCAAATAGTATGAATAGAGCTAAAATCTTTCAAAGTGTCATTAAAGGAACTAATGTATTTACTCCTATTATTGATAGTTATCATACTGTTGGTAATCACATTATTGAACTTAGTTGTTCCGAAAAAGATAATCAACATGGGTTATACAATAGAGAAGTTAATGGCATTAGCTTTAAAGGTACATATGGTGTGACTGTTATTACTAATAACGGTAATGGGTGGGAACGTAGTATTGAATTAGATAAATTATGTTATTCTCGTGAAGAAGCCATAGAATATATTAAATCATTAGGAGATAAAGAAGATGAAATTTGATAATCCTTATAGTATATTTCTTGATGATAGTCCTCTTGAATTAGTATTTCCTTCTAACAATAGTTACAAAGGAAGTTCTACTAAAGAAGGTTCTAATTCTAAAGCTATTGCTAAGAGACGTAAACGTAATAAGAATAAGAAAACTCATAGAAATGCAAAACGGTGAAATAATTCCTATGCTTATTGCTAGGATAAAACAGAACAATACTGATAACATGGTTATTCGTTCTAAACTTTATAGCTTATTAACCGATATTACTAATAAGTTTGATGAAGTTATTAGAGCTGTTCCTCGTATCGAAGACTTTCAAAATATGTCTAATGAACAAGTACTTGAACATTATTATCTAAGTGTTGGTGCTGAAAGTCTTTGGGATTCTCGTGAGCTTATTATGAAAGCTATATCTGAACAAAATAAATTAATTAGAGAAGAATATGAAAAACCTAAAGAAGCTAGCAAAGAAACTATTAAAGATAAAGGATAAAGAAGTTACTCGTTCATGCTCTAATTGTGAAAAGTACGGAAGTATGAGATGTCCTAATAGTTTCTATTGTTACAGTACTGAAAACAAACCGTTTTTTAAACCGAAACATAATGGGAAGTAGTTTATTTAGTATTAAAGCCGAGTTGCAGGATATTATCTTGCAACTCGAAGAAGGTGAAGCAACAGATGAACTTGTTGCAAAACTAGGTATTACCGAAGATAATCTTAAAGATAAGATTGCTGATTATCTTCAAGTAATTAAACGTTATCAATGTGACGTTAAAGAATGTAGTGACGAAGTTGCTCGTGTTAACCAAATTAAGAAAACAAGAGATAATACTCTTAGACGTCTTAAAGATGCTGTTCTTGAAGCTGTTCTTATGTTTGGCTCTACTGGTAAGTCAGGTAATAAAGTTATTGAGGGTAGTACTTATAAAATCTATTCTCGTAATATAACTACTACTATATTAGATGATATTCGTATCTCTGATATTATCCGACAGTTTGTAGATATTGTTACCGAATACTTAGCGAGTACTGAAATTAAAGAAAGTCTTAGTATTGAGTATCTTGCTCGTATTATCAGTGCTCACATGAAAGCTGAAACTTCCCCCATAAAGGAGTCGGAAGATGTGCAATCTCCTTTCGTCGACGTAACTACTGATGATATATTTGCTATTGATACTGAAATAACTATTAATATACGTTTATCAGAACTAGCAAATGCTACTAATTTCAATCTTGCTCAATGGATTGGACAGAATCCTCATAGGGTAGAATTTAAATCTTCTACTAGTAAATCAGCTGTTGCAGCTAATTTAGATTTAAATGCTGACCTTACTATTGCTAAACAAGTATCTAATACATCATTAATAATTAAATAATATGTTTGAAGTAGAAGATTGGGTAGAAGAACTGATTGAGAAAATTATGAATACTTATGGTTGTACTCGTAGACAAGCCATTGATTCAATAGAAGAAAACCTTTATTAAAAAGTTAGATATGCAATTTAATTTTAGAGATTCAGATTATAGAATTAAGTACAAAGCTCGTGGAATTGCTTGGAGAGGAAAAATTGGAGTAGATGTTAGTGATTGTAAAACAACAGAAGAAGCTATTGTAAAAGCTAAACTTGATTATACAGTTGCTAAATGTCAATTGTCTGCAAAAATGCCAGCACACGATAATGGTGCTAGTCGTGACGGTTCTATTTTTCCTAATGTAGTTAACGGATTTGAATTTGTTGATGTTCCTGGTGAGTTTGCAACTTGTCGTACTGATGCTAATATTCCTCTTGGGAAAGTAAAGTCTCGATACGAAGTGGTACAAAATCAAATGGCTTTTGGCTTCTTTGATGATGCTCTTGGTGGTAGAGTAAAACTCGACCGTGCAGGATATTTTGGTTATGGACAAAAGATATTTATGTCAGCAACGTTTGATAAAGATATTAATATTGGTGGTAAAAACGATACTATTCAACATTACTTTGTCTTTACTAATAGTCATGATGGTGGTAGTGCTGTACAAATGATGATTACTCCTATAAGAGTTGTTTGTATGAACGCACTTCATGCAGCTAGAATATCAGCTGAAAGTTATATATCTTTTAGACATAACAAAGGTGTAAATACTAAGATACTTACTGTTCCTGAAATACTTGGTCTTACCGAACGTAAGATAGAAGAGGAAAAAGATATGTATCAAGTTCTGTATAAGACTAAAGTATCAGACGAAGAAGTGAAAAAGTATTTGTCTGCAACTTTCCTTACGGGGGAAGAATTCGAGAGAGTAGATGGATTGTCTTTATATAACGGTCTGTTCCGTAGAGATAATTCTGCCTATGAAGCTGCTGGAATATCTATGCCGAAACTAAATACTCTCTGCGATTCTTTTGAATATTATCAGGAAGGTGTTGGTCAAAGACTAATAGCTGGTACAGCTTATGGTGCTTATAATGCTGTTACTGGTTATTTCTCTAACGTTAAAGAGTATAAGACAGAAGAACTTCGCTTGAAGAATACAGTATTTGAAGGTGATTACAATACTAGTCTTAAAGCTCTTAATTATGCTCTGGCTAATGTATGGGAATAAGAACTTTTATTGAAAAACTAATTGGGTTATTTACTGTTCCACGTTGTCCTAATTGTGGTGCTAGACTAGAAGAAGTTCCACGGGAAGAGGAAAATGACCCAATTGCTTTTAAATGTATTAACTGTGGTAAAGAATGGAGTTAGAAACCGTATTAAAAACAATTTTATTAGATGTCCCTGTTATTGAATGTTTTATTCAGTTTGTAATAACTGCAATAGCACTAAAGATTACTAAGGAAAGACTAGATGATGAAGTAATAAGTACAGTTACTCTTAATTGTGTTTTATTCTTTATTCTAATATTAGGTAACACTCTATTTGTAATATTTATAATCAGGTTTGTTCATTTATTAAAGTATCTATATGGAAAAGAAGAATAAAGTCAGAACTTGTGGTAATTGTGCTTATTTATCTAGTAGAAAGAAAATTACTTTATATAGAAATAAAGTATATGTTTGTGATAACGAAGAAATGTCATATATTAGTTATTACAAGCCTAGTAGTCCTACTGATTGTCCTTATCATAAATTTAAAAACAATAATTATAATGAGTAAATTAAGTAAAGCAATAGCTAATGCTATTATTGAATTTAACACTGGTTTTTTAACTCAAGATGAACTTTATCAAAAACTAGAACAAGACATTGATAATGTCTCTGTTAAAGTTTGGCGTGAAGATAAATCTGTTCCATTACCTACTTATGGTAAAGAAGGAGATGCTTGTTGTGATATCTATGCTAAGAGTATAGAATATGACGAAGATAAAGATAGATTTATTATTCATACTGGTCTTCATTTTGCTCTTCCCGAAGAATACGAAATGGAAATTAGACCTCGTAGTAGCAATACTAAAACAGATGTTTATCTTCCGAATTCCGTAGGGACGTTGGACGCTGGTTACAGAGGTGAACTCCTTGTTATCTTTAAGAATCGTACTTCTAATCATCTTTATAAATCTCTTGGTCTTATTGGACAAAGTCTCGGAGAAACTATTCGTAATAATCAAGAAGCAACTCATATTCTTATTGAAGCAAGAGAAGAATATAATCAAATTATTGAAGACAGAGCATGTCCTTATAAAGTAGGCGATCGTGTTTGTCAACTTCTTGTTCGTCGTCGTGAGAAGATTACTTGGGATGAAGTTGAAACTCTTGAAGAACTTGGTAATACTGAAAGAGGTGAAGGTGGATTTGGTAGTACTGGTAAATAAAAAATTAAATTATGAAAGCAATTGGAATTAAAATGGTTGAACTTCAACCAATGAGAGCTAGTATGGCTCTATCAACTGGTTATAAAATAGGTAATGCTCATCCTGATGATATGGGTTATGAAGTTACTTATCCAGATGGATATAAAAGTTGGACACCTAAAGATGTAGCTGATGCTGCGTATTATCCTCTTTCAGAGAATAATGACGGTACTAAGATTATTAAAGAAGATGTTGAGAACTTTATCACAAATGTAGATGTTACAACAATAGGAGAAAAGACTACTGTTGTTAATGCTCATACTCGTAGTGGTTTCGATATGGTTCGTCATTCTTCTTGTGTTGACCCAAAGAATTATAGTGAAGAACTTGGTAAACAATATGCTATGGAAGAAGTTGTTAATGAGCTTTGGGCACATCTTGGTTTTGTTCTTCAATGGGCTAAATACGGTATTAATGTTAAACCTAAAGAAAGTAAATATCCTCCTCATATTCAAAGAGTAATTACAGAATATGAAGAGCTTAATGATAAGATTGGTAAACTTAATAAATTTATTAATAGCAATCCTTTCTTTAAGAAACTTGATGCAGAAGAGAGAAATGATATGACTTGTCAGCTTACGTCTATGAGAAACTATTCTGATATTCTTCTTTCTCGTCTTACAAGAGCTGGTGTTAGTTTTGAAAAATGTATTTAATTATAAGAAATTATGTTTAAACAATATCGTAGAAAACAAATTGCAGAACTTCGTCCTGTTACACAGAAAGATATAGATTTATATAAAGCTAGAACTGATAATAAAAATATATCTAATGTTTCAAATATATATTATGAAGATGAAAATCATAATTGCATATCTATATCTAGTGAAGATATTAAAGCTGGTTCTCCAAAACTAGGAGATATGATTGCTCGTAATCCTAAAAATCATAAAGACCAATGGCTTGTTGCTAAAACGTATTTTAATGATAATTTTGAAGAACTTATTTAATTAAATAATTATGCTAAAAATAAATAATGTATTATCCATAGAAACTTATGGAAATAATTCTAAAGTAGTAAATCCTAAAATACCATATAAGGTATATCAGTGTAATAGTCTAGCTCGTATGCAAGACAAGAACGGTAGTGATATTCTTCATGTTGTTCTTGAAGATATAACTCCAAGTGCTGACAATGATACTTTTAACCGAGAAAAAATTGTAGTTGAACTTAATCAGTTCGTGAATACTTGGAATCCTTATGTTGAACCGAAAGAAGAAATAAAAGATGAAGTCGGAGAAGTACATGATTAAACAGATTCGCAAAGCTATGCGATATGTTAGTTGTTTACCGCAACTTAAAGCTCGTAATAAAGTTTATCTCAAACTACAAGAGATAGAAAGGAAGTATAAAGAATAATAAGTAATAATCATTTTAGTTATACATTATTAAGAGTACTAGTAGTAATACTGGTACTCTTATTTTATAATACTATGACAAAAAGAATAAGCATTAAAGTAAAAGCCTATCAATCTAATGGATTTAGTAGAACTTGTAAGAACTGTATTTATAAACCTTGTACTCCAATGCAATTAAATCTATGTACTAAAGCCTATATAGAAGGTTATATGAAAGGTTACAAGATAGCTAAAAAAGATATTAAAGAAAGAATAATATGACACTAGAAACTGTTGGAATAATTATAGGAGGATTAATATTTGCATCAATACCATTTGGAATGTTAATCTATTGTATTGTAAAAGAATTAGCTGAAAAGAAGTTATGGGGATATTTATTATTCATAGTAATAATGATAATATTGTTTTTAACGAAATCTTCCATAGAAACTTCATAATAGATTAGAACTATTGATAGTAGTAATACTGTTGATAGTTCTTTTTTTATGTTGTACTTGGATAAAATCAACGTATTAATGATAGTTGTGTTGCTGGACTTGCCTACGCTCGCAAAGCTCGCTAAATCCCCCATAAAGGAGTGGAATTACTGGTAAACCAACTCCTTTATGGGGGAAGAAAGCGAGCCGATAGGCGAGCGAGATATAGTAAAGCTAGTATTAATAATAATAGTCCAAATAATAATACTAACGGCACTGGGGATAGTGTTCAGGAAGATGTTCTTCGTTAGATAGAACATTTGGGAACTTTTTGGATATAGTGAGGTCATAGACGGAGTAAATAGTATTCGGCTCTTTTTCGGGTAGTGAAGCTAAATCAATCGCTATTGATAATCATTCTACTAATCCTTGTAGCTTTGTTTCTATTTATCGTCCGAGGTTTTGCACTAGGGCGGAGACACTGCCTAAATGAAATAGTACTTATAAGTACTAAGACTAATCGAGTTCCCTAGCTCTCCACACTACACGCAACTAATCTAGTTAGTCAGATAGCAAATGCTAAATCCCGTACAACAGTCCGAGACGGTAGGTACTTGTTCACTGCAAAGGTAGTAATTATTTTGATATAAACAATAAGTCGGACTACTTTCACAAGCAATCCGACTTTCCTATGAGTTGTAATATTAAGTAGTTAGTTATTCTTCATCTTCATCAGTAATCATATTAGCAACAACTTGACCTAAACCACTAAACGGACTACTACGTACTTTATAATAACTATTATTAGCACCCAGTCTTTGATGTTTTATAATTTGATTAACTAATGGTACTTGTTTAAAGAAATTTACTACAAGTTTATTTTCACCTGAATAGCTTCCTGAATTATAATATAAATCATCAGGATTACCAGTAATAATATAGCTACAAAGTGCTCCTAATAATCTAAGATTATCTTGCGCAATACTTAATGCAGCTACTGGTTGACTATATAGTTTCTTACCTTCATTAGCTATTCCCCATGGAGTATATTGAATAGTTTCAGACATTAGACGGTCAGCACTATATAGGATATAGTCGGCTACTTGTGTAGAATCATCATCGTCATCTAGCATTAATTTTCCTACTACAAATAGTGCTACTGCCTTAGTAATAGCTATCCATTCACCTAAGCACCTACGAATATTAGCTTTATCATATTCAGGAAGAATATTATAATAAGTAGTAAGATTAGCTACAAAATCTGCATAACCTTTAGCAATTCCTTGAAGAGTACGAACAGCTTGAAGTTCGTTACTATCATTAAGTTCGTAGTATTTCTTAAATGGCATTGCTATAAACTCACCTAAACTAACATAAGTTCCTTTACTAATAGACTCTCTAGTTTCATTATATATACCGTCAAAGTGACCTAAACGATAACCAAAACGTTTTTGGAATCCAGGAACTAAGTGTTTATGGAACTGCATTAGTAAAGCTCCCCACCAAGATTGTTGTAATTGATTAGCACCAATCTTATCATAGATACCATGTATTTGATGATTAACTGATATAACCTTATTACGGAAAGCTGCAATATCATCATTAGTAAGACCGCTGTCAGGTTTAAGAGTAGCAACACCATTTTTCAAGATAAGACTTTCTCTAAAAGAAGGATGATTCTCGAACTTAGTTCTTTCTTCTTTAGTATCTTCTTTATAGGTAGCTTTAAACTCTTCTCTTATCTCTTTAGGAACAGAGCGTAAGAAGTCAGTTATTATATCAGCTTTAAACTTAACATAACGTTCTTTCTCAATATATGATTCAAGCACTTTATCTCTGAATGTTTCATATTTAGTAACTAATTCAGGATTATTCTTACGAAGAACTTTAAGCAATGCTTCTTCTCTAAGTCCCATAGCAAACTGTTCAAATGACATTACTTTATTCTTACCATTAACAGCAACAACTCTATGAGAATGAAGCATAGCTAACAATGTAGCGTTCTGCATATAATGTTCACCTGCGGTTTGTTGGATAAACAACAGATTTTCTAATTTACCCATAGGATTGTTACCTTTACCATAACGTTCTGTTACCATATCAGATTCAATAACATTGAATAATCTAATAACAGCATTAGTTTCGTTATTAGTAGTTTCATTATAAGCATCAGCTAAATAACTACCTACATTCTGTATCCATTCGTTCTCACCTTTACGGAAGTCTTTGTATTTAAAGAATTGTCCGGCAGCCATTTCCATTTGTATCTGTGTCTTACCATATAATACGTTGGCAATACCACCAGTAACGTTTAACATCATAAACTTACTAGATACCATATTACGCATAACACGAGATACTTTAGAACGAGTACCTTCATCCATTTCAAATTCATTAAATACTAACTTGCGAACTTGATTCTCAAAGTGTTTAACTATATTCGAATCATCACTCTTAGTAGTACGTATTTCTTGTTTACCAGTAATTCTACTAAGTAATCTATTATCCATAAGTTTATCATTAGGATTTCTCTTAATAATATCCATGTTACGTAATTGATTACTAGTAATCTTAGCTAATCTAGCTATATCATTACGAGTATTAAAGTTATACATACTATCTATAAATGAATTAAGTCTTTCAAGAACATTTGGATTATTACGTTCTGCATTTTCTTGTGCTCTTTGTTTACGTAATTCATTATTCTTAGCTTGAGTTTCACGAACATAAGTTAGATATTCTTCTTTAGTTTCTCCTTCTTGTTGTTCACGAATAGGAAGTAACTTAACTTCCGATAAACTATGAAGCATAGGAGCATTACTAAACCTCTTATATAGATTAAGTTCTATATCAGACTTATTAGGAGTATCATACCAACCATGACTACGTTTAAAATCTTGCCAATAGTCAGCAAAACCTTGACTTGGCTGTTCAATAGCTTGATTAGGTAAATAACCACGATTAATATAAGTACGACTACGTTTATCTTTAACAAGTTCGTTAAGAAGAGAATCTACTTCATTATATAATTGTTGTTGATAATTATTCATTCCATAATACTTATCATTACGATACTTATTAGTAGAAGGTTGTAGCTTAACTTCATCGTAGTTAGGATTCTTATATTGGTCTTTAACTTTAGTTTCTAACCATTTGTATTTGGCACTATATTCCATGTTGTTAGCTTCGTCCTTAACTACCATTTGTCTCCAAATAGGCAATGGTTCGTATTCTTTAGTAATAGGATTAACAACATGATTATCAATATACCATTTATCAAATACTTCTTTACCCATCTTATTCATAGCTACATACATAGCTTCATAGTAAACAGTATTGATATAACTAACATGATTATCTAACCATTCTTGAGCTTTCTGTTCATTTGGCTTAACACGACCAACAGCAGCAGCAAACATTTGCTCCTGATGTTTCTTTAGATTAGCTATTTGAACATCGGTAAACTTAGTACCATCAATAACACCTTCTGAATCATACTTACCATAAGCCATAGTACGAACGAAACTATCGAAAGGATTACCTAAACGAGTATCCATATAAGCCTTCTTTAGTTCTTCTAAGAACTCTCCTTTTAACTTATAATCAGTATTAGCTTTTAACCATTCTACCGATTCTCTATAAGTTTCAGATGTTTCAGGATATTGTAAACCTTCAATAGCTTGTTTATAACGAATAGTAAAAGCATCTTTAGGTTTACTCTCTTTATACTTATTATTTAACTGACGTCTACGTGACAAGTAATTATTAACAGCATTAGCTTCTTGATAATTCTCTTTATAATTACCATCCATATCAATAGTAGCTCGCATTTCTGCTAGCTCACTTCTAAGTTCTTCAAGCCTTCTTGCGTTCTGAACAGTAAGAGTACTATAATCATTATCAATCATTGTACTTAATATATCTCCTTCCTCATGTAATATCTTCATTAACTTAACATAAGTTTGAGGATATTTATTAAGTATTTGATTCATATCATAGTAGTCTTGATAGAACTCTTTTACATTCTCTCTTTCTACATTATCTATTAAGAACTTCTCTAGTTCATCCTTAGCTTTCTTATATATAAGACCGTCCCGACCATTCGGGTCTTCGATTTGAGCCAGCTTTACAGCCTCTTTTAACGACCTTAATTTATCGGTGAACGATTCATTATACGGCAGCAAAAGATTGCCATTTTCGTCCAAAATATCGTTCAGAGACACGTTTACACCGTTGCTTTTTGCGTCCTCGATAATCGCTGAAATAGCGGAAGTAAAGGCTATCTTTCTATCACGAGCATTAATCTCACTAGCTCTTAATTGGTTCATCATTTGTTTTAGAACTATCTGAACTATTGGAATATGTGTCTCCTGACTATCAGCTAACCAAAACTGGAAGAAGTTCTCATCTTCAAATGCTTCTGTAATACTAAGCATATTAGATTGAACACGAGGGTCACTAGAAAGACTAGTAATATAACTATCGAAATACATCTTAGTACTACGTTTAACTACATTATCTAAGTCTTTAATACGTTTGAACTTATCTTTGATTTGTTTAAGCATATCATTAGTTCTACGTAAACCTTCTATTTCTTCTTCTGTTTCGCTTACACTATGAGCTTCATCAATATCGTAAGGTTGAATAGCTTCAATAATAGAATAGTCTTCTACAAATCTATTAATATCATCTAGGAACATCTCATAACGAGTACGTAATGTTTCATCCTTTAACATAAGGTCGAATAACTTCTTATTAGTTATACTCCATTTCTCTTGAACTATCTTGTTACCATTTTCATCTAACTTATAAGTTCCGTCAGGATTAGTAACATAAGTAGTAAAGAAGTTGTGTATATCAAATAAGAAATCATCAATACGTCTATTAGTATAACCATTGATAATTCTCAACGCTTGTTCACGTAAGTTATCATTTAACTTAGTAGCTGTATTAGAACGTAAATCAATAGCTGTAAATGAACGGAAAGCATCGTTTAATGCAGCTTCTTCTACATTAGCATTACTACGTTCAACACTTTCAATAACACGAGATATATAATCATTTATCTCTTTATCATTATCTATCAATGCAGATTCAAGTATATCTTCATTAATAAAGTTATCTTCTGTCTGAACACGAATAATGTTATTATTAGCAAATTTATCTAATCTAGCATTTTCTTTAACTACTTGAGTAATGGCATTACGTCTAGGGAATTGTAATTGACTAACACTATTAATAGTTACTTTCTTACTATACATATAGTCAGGAGTGAGACCAACAGATTTAGTAGTTACACGACCTAAGTTAGTAACAATATAAACATTACCTTCCTTTTCGTATCTAAAATATCCGCCAGCTCTAAAACCTGTATTATCTACAACAGTTTGTAAAACAGGAACAAAACCAATACCATTAACATTAACATCTTCAATAGTTTGATTAATGCTAGCTTTAAGTTGAGCATAATAAGGAGATTCAGAATTATCTGATTTCTTCTTTCTAAGTTGAACTTCATTAGCTTCTAACTTAGTCATAGCTGCTTGTAATCTCTTAGCTGCAATATCTGCATTATTACGTTCATTAATAATCCTACGAATATTATTATAATTCATATTAGGAGCAGCAACTACATAATCATGAACACCAGCTGCATCAAGAGATTCAATAGTTTCTAATAGAGTATTATTATCGGTAATAGCCACAATATATTTGCGAGAAGTATCGATTTGTTGCTCCTTTATGGGGGAAGTCAAGACAGTACTATTAGGAAATATTTCTTCAATTAATGTATCAGCTCCTTTTTCAAATACAGTAGGAAGAACCATAAACTTACGAGTATCAGAAGTAATACCTATATTTACAGAACTAATAAACGCAGCATCATACTGATTAATAGAAACATCTTCTAGTATATCTAATGGAAGAAACATTCTATTATTATCAGGATTAACGCTTACTTCTCCAATTTCGTTTTGTTCTAATGGATTAGTAGGTAGCATATAAACAGTATCATTATAATATACTAGTTTATATAACCGTAGAGTTTTGTTATTATCATTAGTTTTAGCATAATGACGGTATCTACGATTATTCTCACTACCAGTAATCATTCCACGTTCTTGCGCTTCTTTAAAGCTAAGTTCACCAACACCTAATCTATTAAACGTTATCTTATTAGATTCTTTATATTTCTTATTCTCAAATACTAATACATCAGGATTATTAGGATTAGTTCTAAAGAATAAGTCACGTAACTTCTCAATAGTAACTGTATCATTGCTAGCTCTTTCATAAGTTCCTATCTCACTACCATATTGAATCATGCTATTAATAGCCCTATCTGAATCATTAATAATATTAGTAGCTGAAGAAACTCCATTATCAGAATCAATACCAGTATCTTGTCCATATAATAATTCAACAGGAATAATTTTACTAACTGTACCACCTTTAAATTTATAACCTTCTACTACCATAGAATACCTTATCAAGTCCATAGTAGCAAGTTTAATAAATGGGTTATTATTATGCCAAGCATTACGGAACATTTGATATTGAGATTCAGTAGATATAGTACTATCGACAATAGTTATTCTATCATAACTATTACGACGACCTTTATATTCGACGTTTAAGTTCTTAAATAGATTATTGTCAGAAGTATATCTTTGAATCAATGCTACTTTATTAGCAGGAGATAGTTTCATAAATGCTTCTACATTCTTTTCAGACATATCAGACATATTGAAACTACCTACTATATCAGTATATCCATATAATCTAGCACGAGTATCTTGTTGACTACTAATAAGATTTAGATTATAGCTAGGTATAAACTCGTTATCACTTCTAGTTATGAATCTGTTAGTATTAACAAAGTTAGACTGTGCTTGGCTCATATTAATAATGAAACTCTCTAACTGCTGAATAGTTTGAAGATTACGAATACCAAACTTACTAACTAATTCACGGAATTGCGGTGTTTGAGTTTTGAATATCTCACTATCACGAATAATCTTTTCAGTAGCTATACAACTATACTTTAACTGATAATATAAAGAAGGATATGCAGATTCTAGTTCATCCTGATTAATATCATTAATAGTATTGAAATTAGTCTTAGGATAAATAGCATCTATTAGATACTTGTTACCTTCTTCTGTAACTGCTTTAAGAACAGGTTGACCTTTTTTTATACGACCAACATTATTCTCCTTAATATCATTAATACGATTAATAACATTATCTATTTCATTAGCAGATTTACCAGCACCAAACTTATCACTAGTGATAACCATCATATTAGAATTGATTTGGTCGCCTATCTCTTTGAAATATTCAAATGCTCTTAACGCTTTAATTTGATATATAAGATTATCAGTATTATTATAACTAGTACTTTCTACATCATCTTTAAGATGTTCTCTTAATTCAGTTACTTTTATTCCTTCTTCAAGAAGCTCATCTTCATTAATCTCTATTCCTCTGCTCTCAAGCATTTTCTTAACATCTTTAAGACGAGTCTTTTTAGTAATACTATTAGCTGGAATACCAACAGTTCTAGCTAATCTTATATACATGTCTCGTCTTAATCCAATAAGAGGATTAAATCCAGTTTCTCCAAATACATTATCATTAGCATTTTGTCTAGTAATAAGTTCAGTTATTATTGGTTGATTAATAAATAGAATAGATGTTTCATAATTAGCACCACAATCTACAATAGATTTATATACATC